TGTAATAACGAGTGATGCCCAGCTAGAGGTATCACGTTGGTAGAACTGGGTAGGGTTGACGAGTCTGTGCACAGACTCTCGAGTGCACACTAGGTGGGGATCTAGATGTACTCGTCAGCCCGCTACCAGTAGGAGGAGATACAAATGATAAGTGTTAAAGAGATAAAAGAATTAGCGAACTCTATAAATTGGAAATGGAAGGGCAAGAAAAAGCCTAGACTATTAGCCGATTCTACAGAATGGATATGTCAAAACGGACATGATGTAAGCGTATCCCTTTCAAAATTAAAACTCAAAGTATCTAAAACAGGGAAGGGGCAGTGTCAAAAATGTTCATCTATTGAGAAATCAAAAAGACAAAACAAATACGATGAAGGTTTAAGGCTGGCCAAACAAAATGGATTTGTTCCTCTTAACGAGTTTAAACCAGCACACCACAAAGAAAAAGTAGATTGGATTGGTAAGTGTGGTCATGTGGTTAATAAATCTCTAAGGAATGCAATCCTTTATGGGTGTAATAAATGTAAGCATGAAAACCACACACCAAAGAATCGAAAAACTAAAAAAGATTATTTGTTAGCTAGAAAAAGCAAAGGGATTGAATGGATTGGTGACTCGGTGCCAAAGAATACGACACTTCCAACAGTTTGGAAATGTAAAAACGGATGCGTATTAAATCATAGCTATCAGAATATGGTGAAATTAAAATCATGTCCTAACTGCAGGCAATTTGTAAATGGGAAATTAGCCAGCGATGCACAAATTAAAATGGCTAGGAATATAAATGCGATTGTTAATTACAAACTTTCAGAGGGGAGATATGCAGATGCTGCGTTACCTAATGACAAGATTGTAATTGAATATGATTCATTCTTCTGGCATGGTGACGGGCAAAGAAGGAAGCAAGACAGAGAAAGGAATTCCAAAATCAAAGAGCTGGGATGGAAGCTATTGGTAATCAAAAGTAACTGGAGAATACCATCGAGGGAAAGGCTTGAGTACCACATAAATAAATTGAAGAATGGTTCTGACAAATCAGTCATGAAATTAAATGACTGGGGTCGTGGACCATTATGGCATCAAGTAAAGGAGGAGAAAGATGAGCGACGAGCTACATCACTTGTATAAAGACGATCCATATAACGACCCTGCATACCATCAATATCTAGATGAGATGGAGATGCAGGATCTACTATCAATGGAAGAGAACCCAGACCTAGGTAATGAAGTTGAAGCGGAGCATCGGAAGTTACGCGCGTTACCTGTCTATAAACCAGCACTAGATAAGGAGAAAACTAGTGAGTGAAAAGTATTTAATTAAGATCTCAACAGAAGGTGAGTACGGAGTCGAAGGCTTTGTCATGAAGCTCAAGGATGGTAAGCATGACATGGCTGGACCACTAATAACTATGCTAGCTGGTGTGGTTGATGGGCTATTAGATATTGTTCAGTTACACGAGGATGAGAATGGCGTTAAGCATTCTATCTGTGTGCCTATTGAACAGATTCAGAATAGCTTCAAAGCAATAACAGAAATCCTAGCTGACGTAGAAATTACACAGGAAGAAAAGAATAAAATCATCGACAAGTTAGAAAGGAATATAAACGATGAGCTCGACAACGAATGAAGCAATGGGCCACATCATTATGTGGAAGGGTAAGCGTGTCAGCCATGAGGAATACTCAAATGAAATGGGCAGTCACGTTGCACCTGATGTAGATCTATCCAAGAACTTTAAGTATGTACTTAACAGAGCGATGTCTAACTGGAAGAGTAGCTCATATGGTATTACTAGGTTCAGGCCAGTCATTACTCCTATGTGGCGTAGCTGGGATAGGGAGGATGGACGCAGAGATAAGTACGAGATCGGATACAACTATCAGAACGATGAGGGTGATACGGAGTATGTGTTCGTGTGTTGCGTTAGGTTAGTTAAGCATGACGACTTGGATTATCCAGAGAAGAAAGATCCTGAAATAAAATTCTTTTCCAGGAAGAAGGACACGAAGCCTATTGAAGACCCAAAGGATTCTAGCAATCCTCTTATACCTAGTGTTAACTATCTAGTAAAGAAATACTGGGCTAAGTATGAGGACACCATTGATTCCACTCAGGTGAACGAAAGCCTTCAAAGATATGTCGAAAGAAATTTCTTTGTTAAGCAGCTAGACTCCAGGGTTTACTGGATGCACAGCAAGGACAGTGAAGACTGGACATTGCTAGCTAAGAATCTTGGTGACATGGGTATTGTTATACGAGACTTCCCACCATCATCATCGCCGGAGAGTATGAAATCTCTATTCGATGTAGTGCGGGAAGACTTCGTAAAGATACAGGCTGAGCTTGATGAACTCAACAAAAGAGAAAATCAAACCAAGCATGTCATACAAGTCCGCAAGAATATAGGTGAGAAGTGGAGGGCAGAGGTTGCGTTGTTGAGACCACTGCTATCTGAGATGGATGAGTTCAACAAACTCGTAGAGTCAGTCGAAGAGTCTGCACGACGGGCAGAATACGAGGCAAATATTAATGTTAATGCAGATGTGTTTAGTGATATTGAACTTTAGTAGTAAGGAAAAGATTAGTTATGAAAACTAAGCAAACAAATTGGTGGTACTTTATCCCACCACAAATCGGAGTAGTAAGTTTTGCATATGGTTCACCTGGACTAGGCAAGACGGAGGTAATGACAGCACTATCACAGGCAGCACAAAGAAAATTTATTCTTATGCTCCTGGATCAGCATGAACCAGAGGACATTGGAGGATTTCCTATACCATCCAAGGTAACAGTGGATGGCGAAGAGCATGGTGTCATTAAGAAGTACCCAATGGAGAACATCATCCAGGCCAAGAAAGAAAAATCTTTAATGCTGGTTGACGAGTTCACTTGTGTATCGGAGGACATGCAAGCAGCAGCACTCACGTTCATGGCTAGCCCGCCAAAGAATTGCTGGGTGTACGCAGCAGGTAACAGACCTGATGAAGCTGCAAACGGTCACGAGATCAGCGAGCCTATGATTAACAGGATGTGCGTAGGTGATTGGGAGTTCGACAAGAAAGCATGGGCTCAAGGGATGACTGAGGGTGGAGGCTTTGAGTTTCCAGCACCTAAGTTCCCTATGATTCCAGATGGTTGGGAGGAATCAGTACCTTTCTACGCTGACAAAATAAATAGTTTTGTTAACTGTAGAACTACACTGTCTCGGCCTGAGTATCTTAACCGACCCAATAAAGATGAGACTATGGGTAGCCCATTCCCTTCACCTAGATCATGGACTAATGCTGCCCGTATCTTGGGTGCCGCAATGCTAGTCGGTGCCAACAAGAAGACACAGCGTAAGTTAATAGGTGGATGTGTCGGTGATGAGGTAGGTCAGGAGTTCTTAGACTTCCTAGATGTAGATAGCTACGGTGATCCCGAGGAAATACTTAACAGTCCTCGTGAGATTGAGCTGCCTAAAGCAAGTAACCTAGCTATAAGCTACGTTAAATCCGTACTCACTAGAGTTAAGGAAGAGTTAACTCCAGAGAGATGGGAGAATGGCAGAGAGTTCCTTGCAACAGTGCATCGTACACACCCTGAGATTGCAAAGACCTTCGAGGCTAAGCTATTAGAGTTGAAGCCTGATGGTCATGATGTAGTTAAGAACGAGTACGTTGCCAGCATGGAAGATGATTGGCTAAGTAATATCCACAATTAAGGAGTTTATCATGGCTAAATCATTGCCGACAACGGAAGTATATTCTAGAATAAACCACAAAGAGCCGGAGGTTTTGCGACAAGCAAAGCTGACGGCTGCTAGGTACTGGAAGTTCTCCCGTGACTTACTGTTCTCTATGCGTACTGTGCCAGTCAAAGGGCTAGGCACTATGGCAGTAGATAGATTATTAAATTTGTACTACGACCCTGAGTACCTAGAGAATCGTCATCAAGCGGAGATTAGTTCATGCTTGTTGCATGAGATGTGTCATATATTTATGGGGCATCACCGTAGGTTTCATGCCTTAGTGAATAATCCTACAAAGATTAGTAGAGAGAAATGGAATGAAGCCTGTGACATAACAGTAAATTATTTACTGGACCAGGAGTTCTCGGTACACGGGACGAGTGGTAGATGGTGTGAGTTCAGAGTGGGTTATGATTGGTTGATGCACGACCGATACCCATACAGTCAAACACCTGAGATCACAGGCAATCAATCCGCAGAAAAAGTTTTTAGAATTTTGATGAAAGGAATTAGCGATGGCCAAGACCAAAGCAACTCCAACGACGAACGGTCGGATAGGCCGAGCGACGCTGGAGAAGATACAGGAAGTGCAGTTAGATTTCAACGAGAAACTGACGACGATCCAAGTGACACTGGGGAATCTGGTGCAGAACAAGGATCAGCAGGAGGAAATGAAGGACAAGTTGAACCAGATGGAAGGACAGCTACAGATACTAGCGGGTCAGATCATCGGGATCAATCAGGGGACAGCGAACGCACTGCAAGTGATGGATGCTCAACTGAATCAGATGGCGAGCCAACAGATGGCTTCATATCAACAGATGAATCAGGCTCCCTCGTCTGGAATGGCGAACCAATACCAGCGCCAGGCACCGGAGGAAGTGGATCCTCGGTATCAGATGGAACGCCAAGACCTTGGGAGATAGCTGGCTCAGGTGGTAACGCCGGTGGAAACTCAATGAGTGAAGCCGATGTTGATTCGCTTGTAACATCAGCATGTCACAAAGCTCAAGGTGATTTAGGTAATAATATATCATTCGCCTTGAAGGATGTGATGCGTTCCATATCTAAGATCTCTGAAGACCCATGGTCTATGATACTCAGACTGACCCGTGGAAAACTAAATAACTTTAGATCCAGGGGAGGCAAGAGAACTTATCGCAGGTTGAATAGGCGTGGGCTAGGGCATGGAGTATGCAGGCCAGTCAAACGCAGTGGGAAACCACAGCTTGCAATATGCCTAGACACGTCAGCTTCTATGATGAGTGATGATTACGACAAGGCTTACTCAGTAATAAAAAAATTATTAGATAACCTGGGATCCAGTGAGGATGTCTGTGTTATTACGGGTGACACCGGAGCTAAGACTAAAGTAGTCATGTCTAAGAATGTAAGTGACAATCAACTGAGGCAACTTCAGTTGAACGGTGGTGGAGGTACTGATGTTGGCGTGTTGATTGAAGATACGCTAGAGCAAGCTAACCCGAAGCCAGATGTAATAGTTGCAATCACCGATGGCATGACTCCATGGCCGGACGAACTAAAGGTACCTGTGCTAGCTGTACTAACACAGGAAGTAGAAGAATACTGGGCTCCGCCCAGCCACATAACTAAAATTATTTTGAAAGGTTAATGAGATGGCAAGTTTTAATAGAGTAATCCTAGCAGGGAATTTGGTTCGAGATGTAGAACTAAGGCAGCTAGGAGAAGATAAAGTAGTAGGTGATGTGCCTCTTGCAGTTAACGAGGGGTACAAGGACAAGCAGACAGTGCATTATGTGGATCTTACACTGTGGAATCAGACTGCTAACTTCGCATCTAACTATCTAACCAAAGGCTCTAACGTCTTAGTGGAAGGCAGGCTTCATCAGGATAGATGGGAAACAGAAGATGGTGGTAAGCGTAGCAAGCACAAGATAACTGTAGATAAATTAATTTCTTTAGATAAGAAATCGGATACAGTTGATAAGCCTGCAAGCACTGAGCCTACTGTTACCCAACCAGTTCAATCAAACGATGTTCCATTTTGAGATGACAAAATGTCATATTAGTCAGCCCTGACTGTGCATTGCTTTCTACAAAAAGAAGCATGATGGGTCGCCCAGCTACAGGTGGCGTGTAACAGTAGCGATACACATCAGTGTAACTCCGAAGTTCGAGAGGGGAGTAGGGCAACCTGCTCCCCTTTCATTTTATAAGGATAGCAAAATGATATACGGTTACATAAGAGAGTCATCAGAAGAAGGATTATCCAGGGCACACCAGGAAAAAATTATTTTATCTAGCCTGGATAGATTCGATGGAGAGTTCGGAGGATTCTTCGTAGATGATGAAGTGTTCGGGAGAATAAATATATTCGAGCGTCAGGCGGGCGAGGAGCTGTTCGACCGACTAACAAGCGGCGACTATATCATAGCCTACAAACTAGATAGATGCTTCGTTAGTATAGAGAACGCAGTTGATACTATCGAGGAGCTGCAAGAAAGAAATATTTATTTTAATATCCTGGAGACAGGCGTCGACATGGCAACAGCAAGCGGCGAGATAATGTTCGACTTGGTGAGAACATACGCTACCTTTAACAGGAAAATAAAGAGCAGACAGATGACCGACGCAATGGCTAAGATCAAAGGCCAAGGCAGGCCAGTTAATAAGCAGTCACCAATAGGATATAAGATCATTCGATCAGACGGACAAGCGGCGTTCATACCTGACTACAAGGAAAGAGAGTTGGTGTGTCAGATAATAGAGTGGAAGAACACAGGCACCAACTGGTCAGAGATAGTAAGAAGATTAAGCAAGAAGAAGAGAGCTAACGGAAACAAGTGGAACCAGACAAACGTCAGGGTTGCATACGAAGCAGGACTTGATGGATTCCCCGGAGCAGGGGAGCAGAAGGATGCGTTCGCAATACTAGAAAAGGATCGCAAGCACAGCTACCAAGAGAGAGTTAAAAGAAGAAAGAAATAACAGGCGTCACTCGATCTTTGTTTCAATCGTAGTGATACGCCTGTCATGTTCATCCAGCCTGTTGTCGATGCCATCAATAGCACCCCAGACACGCACGTTCTGTGCCTTCTGGTCAGACATGTAGTTTGATAGCGTGGTGTTTATTCTTTTAACTTCAGAATACAAAGCACTCATCCACCACACAGCACCAGCAAATGCACCAAGCCCTGAGCCCACTAGGGATATAACCCCTAGTGCGTTATCAGTAAACCAACTCATTTAAGTAGGATCCTTACTGTTAATTTTATTAGAGCCTGTGTTGTCTTTGCTAATCCAAGCGTTGATTGATGTACTACTACCAACACTTGCCAATGTAAGACGAACCTTGCACGGATTCAAATCGAAGGTGAATGCACCACTATCAGTTAGCTTCCCCTCATCTCCAACAGAAATCCAAGTTGTTCCATCATCGGGTGACATTTCCAACTGGAGGTTAGATGTATCCCATGTTCCATTAGCTACGACCTGACCCTTACGACCGTCCCAGTCTTGAGTTGCGGTGCTAGCGTTAGCTGTTTGGTTTGTAAAAATTTTATTAAACGTCGCCATGTTTATATACCTTACGTTGTTGTTTATTATTTAGTAGTAATGCTACGCAGCACCTGCTTCTAAGTATGCTTGATAAATATAACAGGTTTCAAACCAAGTCTCATCCCAACAACCAAACCAAAGTCTCAGGTCTGACCAGTCTGTTATATTGCCTGCTTCAGTAGAACTTAAAGTCAGGTCTACGTCAGTTATACTGCTGTTGTCATCCTCTATGTAGCCATTGAAAACTCTAGTTGAACCATCGTATAAGTAGACGTAACAGCGAACATTGTTTTTAATGCGAACTCGAATGGACACAGAAGACAAGTCGGAAGGCTCATCTATATCACTGAGGGTGGATTTGTACCACTGAATATCATTATCACCACCATCTGACCTGAAGTAAAAGTAATCGCTGTCGTCAGCAACTGCTTCATCAACTTGTTCGTACAAATCATCGGTCGGTGTTTTTGCCCACCATCCGTACCTAGTACCAAATTGAACATACCGATGAGGAAAAGATAAATCAGAATCCGGTCTTGCATACTGTGTAGAACCACCACCACCGCCGGCTGCAGCAACAACCCCATCAATCGGAGAAGACACTGGCTCTGCAATAGAGGAACATATTTTTTTTATTACCACTTACTCAATACCTTCTTCAGTAATCTTGCGAAGATAAACATTGACTATGGCAATAGCACATGTAACCAACGCTGCAGCTATAGGGTTTTCTTCTATGTAAGCACTGCCAGCCAGGGCAGTCAGCCCAGACACAGCCATTGTACCTACGTTAAACCAGATCGTCTTGCTTTGATACCACTTCTTCATTAGAAAATTCCTTTCGATTTGATGAACATAAATGCCGCTATACCAACGACTAATAATATCACCAACCATTTCCTTTTAGAGGCAACTGCCTTAGCTTTTTCTGTGACAGCAGCTATCTTATCTATTTTATATTGGCGGCGATCCAACTGTCTACTTTCGCGGTCGTCAGATTTATTTTTCTTTTTACCAAGGGGCATAACTATACCTTTTTGATTGACAAACATTCCGTATACGTTAGCATTATATATTATGAATAACATTAAGACTACTAAAGAAGCCGCTGAACTACTAGGCATTTCAACTAGTAGGGTTCGCCAGTTAATAAGAGCTGAAAAGATTAAGGCCATACGCTTGCCTGCTGGGATCTGGATTATAGAAGAGGAAGAACTAAAAAGTTTTTCCTTACTAACCAGAAAAGCTGGTCGACCTAAGAGTGAAGGTGATGGGGCAATTAAAAAATAATTACTCTATCAGTGATACTTATGCAAGGCAAGTAGCCGAGCGGGTGTATGTCTTACTTATGTCGGGGCATTTCGATGCAGCTCATGTTGCTATTGATGAAGCCGAGCTATCAAAACAAGATACAAAGAATGCAATACTTGGAGATACACCCCTTGCATTGCTTGAGCTAGATGATAAGATAATCAATCTGTTTGAGAAAATGGGGTACACATACGTGCGAGATCTGGTCGGGGTTTCAGATGAGCACCTTCTTAAAACTGTACCAATGTGTGGACAGAAGTCTATTGAACAACTGAGGTCTGCCATGGTAAAGGAAGTAACCCGAAGGAGAAAACTACAACAGGAGGAGTAGTAAAATGAAAGAGGTTTTACCTGTGAGTGAAGCAGAATACTTTGAGCTGCCTCACATATCAAACACAGCACTCAAAGATTTTAGAACACAAGGTTCGTGGTCTTACTACCATCGCTACGTTGCACGGTCCACACCCGAGCAACCAAGGTCAGACGCCATGCGAATAGGGTCGGCACTCCATAGCATCATGGCTGTGGATTCAACCTCCTCCAATTCCATAGCGGTAATGCCAGAGTGGATTGACCTAGGTGGTATTCAACCAGAGAAGCTAAACCTACGGAAGAAGGCTCACCGAGAATTCAAATCTGAATTCGAGGAAGAGAATAAGGATAAAATTATCCTAACTCCGAAAGAGTTTGAGCAGGTTGAAGGTATGCGCAGCTCGGCATGGGATAACCCCGCCATCCTTCCCTACCTAGAGCGCCTTACATCTGACCGCAGCGAGGTAGTGGCCACGAACCAAATAAACGGCGTGACTTGCAAGGCTATGTGTGATGCAGACTTCAGCGATGAGGGGTTAATCATAGACTTCAAGACTACACGCCAGCATCTAGGGAGAGAGTTCGCAAAGGATGCCATATGGAAGTATGGCTACCAGCACCAAGCAGCACACTATTGCGATGTGTTTGGTGCAAAAAGATTTATCTTTGTGGCAATCAGAAACTTCCCACCATACGAAACAATCGTATTTGAATTACCTGAAGACTTCATTGGCCAGGCGAGGCTATTGAATCATCAGACAATAGACCGCATCAAATGGTGTACTGCTATGGATGAGTGGCACACTGATGGATGGGGTGAAATCGTTAGCTTGGAGGATATGTTAGAGAATGGCTAAGCACAATAGCTTACGAGCAGCACAGCTCGCAGTAATGAAAGACATTGGTTACGTCCAGAAGAAAGGCAAGGTAGGCTCAGGCAACTATGGCTACACCTATGCTGGAGAGAAGGAGTTAATCAATGAGCTTCGTCCTGTCATGCTAGAGCATGGCATTGTTATGTACCCTGATACATGTGAGGTAGTTAAGACAGAGGACTATACCACCGGCAAGGGGCACCGTATGTCCCTGTTCTTAGGTAAGAGAAGGTTTGTATTTGAACATGTTGATACAGGTGACCAGGCTTTTGTTGAGGTCTTTGCTGAGGCTTCTGACCAAGGGGACAAGCGTGCATCAAAGGCTATGACATTAGCCAAGAAGTATGCACTGCGTGAGTTCTTCTTGATTGAAACAGGCGATGACCCTGATGCAGTTGTTTCACCAAGGGCAGCTAAGTTAAACATGTTTGATCGTGCAGTCTCATCCCTTAAGAGTTGCACCACGCTAGCACAGCTAGAAGAAAAGTGGGAAGCAATCAACGGGTACACTGATGCAGCTTGGTCAGGAGATCAGGTGCAAGACCTGATGTCTTTACTGACAGAACTGAAAGGCAAGTTGGATGAGTGACTTCATTAACATCTTACAGGTTCATGTTATATCGCAGGCCCTTTATGAATCTCGTAGCTTGGAAGAGCTGCGGGATTCAGGGCAGGCAATCAAAGCCATGAACCTGGGGGACAAAACAAAAAATATTATTAGACAACTATACGTTTCAAGACAAGAGGAGCTGGAGTCCCATGGCGGAACAGATAAACATTTCGATTGATGAAGAGTTCAAAGACTTACTTCGTCCATTAAACAGCGAGGAATATGACAGCCTTGAAGAGTCAATTAGAACACTGGGAATGGCTTATGACCCTATCGTCCTTTGGGATAATACTATTATCGACGGTCATCATCGTTACGGGATCTGTACGCATGGTGGCTATGACTATACTACTCTTGATCTTGAGTTTGATAGTCGAGAAGAAGCTAAACAATGGATAGTAGATAAGCAGGCAGGTCGAAGAAACCTTATGCCTATGGAAATTAAATATCTTCGTGGGCAAAGGATTGCTGGACGAGCAAAACCTCAAGGCAAATCAGAAGAAGGAACAAGTCTACCTGAGCTGGCAATCGAAGAAGGGGTTAGTGTAAGGACACTGCAGCGTGATGTGTCCTTAGCTAAAGACATTGACCAGCTTGAACCCGAAGTAAAGGCATCTGTATTAAAGGGCGATGTTAAGGCAACAACAAAAGAAATTAAAGAGCTTGCCAAGATGGACAAGCGAGATCAAAAGAAGGCAGCTAAATCTATACAAGAAGGAAAGGGAATTGAATATGAAGACATCGACGCTTGGATTACCGAACTGGCTGAGCCATATAAAAATTCGACACGACAACTAAGAGCCATCAGGAAAAAGATGGAAGAGATCTCTTACAATCCAACGGAAGGTAAGTATGTTGCCAGTAAGTTTACCCGAATAAAGAATAACCTAGATGAAGTCATCGACAGCATCAGTCAGTGTGAACCTGTTGCTGCTTGTATTGACTGCGGAGGAGAAGGATGCAACAGTTGTTATGGGACAGGGTTCCTGAGCCGCGCCGCCAAGGAAAGCCAGGACAATTAAATTATTTTTGTGAGAGACCTTATCAATCTGAAGCTAGGCTTGCAATAGAAAAGGGTTTTGAAGATCATGATTCTATACTGGTTGAACTAGCTACAGGTCTAGGCAAGACAGAGATATTCACCCAAGTCGCCAAGGACTGGAGTAAGGGGCGGTGCTTAGTCATCGCCCCTTACATCCAGCTAATATCGCAGGCTGCAAAGAAAATATTCTTAAGAACTGGCGAGCAGCCTGGTGTAGAACAGGCAAAGAACTGGTCAATCGAAACACCATGGGGACGTAGTAAATATGTCGTCGCATCAAAAGATACTCTATCTTCTGGCGACCCGCCTAGATATGAAAGGATTAGGGACGTTGGGCTTGTTGTGGTGGACGAGGCCCATCTTTCTATTACACCTAAATGGAAAGAGTTACTTGATTACTATCGAAGGGACGGAGCCAAAGTCCTTGGAGTTACAGCTACGGCTAAGCGACACGACAAGAAGGCCATGCTTAACTGCTATGAAGAGTGCGTCTATCAGTACGGTATTAGAGATGCGGTGGGTGAAGGCTGGCTCACACCTGCAATTACCCACTGCGTACAGCTTGAGTCCCTCGACCTCTCTGGCGTGGAGACTTCTAACACAATACATGGCAGGGACTTCAGGCAGACACAACTGAATGCGCTGCTTGAAAAATCTGAGACAGTAATGGAGATAGCCGACATTACTGCAAAAGAAACTGAAGGCGAGAAGACTGTAATCTATTGCAGCAGTATAGAGGAAGCCAAGCTAGTTGCTGAAAGGCTGGTAGATAACTATGGAATCAAAGCAGACTGGATCGCATCAGACCAAAGGCGATGCACACCTGAACACAGACGGGAAGTCATGCGTTCTTTTCAGGAAGATACTGGGGGTATCACGCACGTTTGTAATGTCGGCATTCTTACTACTGGCTGGGATTATCCTGACTTACGAAACATTGTCATGGCTAGACCAACAAGAAGCCGTGCTCTCTACACACAGATATTTGGCAGGGGTACTAGGCCTCTGCCTGGTGTGGTCGATTTTGACGGCAGTTGCCCTGAGTCCAGACGCGAGGCGATAAAGGATTCTAGTAAGCCGCACTTTAGAATGATTGACCTAGTTGATTCGTCACTTGCTCACAAGATAGTGACCTCGGCTGATATAATGCTTGGCGACATGGGGCTGGATGTCCTGGGGAAAGCAAAAGAAAATATTTTAGAAGCTGGCCAGGCTGTCGAGCTAGACGAAGCAATGCTCGAAGCACAGCGACAAGTGCGAGAAGAAAGGGAAAAGGAGGAACGTGAGAGGCGTAGGCAGATCGAAGCGAACGCCCAGTACCATACTCTTGATATTGATCCTTTCGGTAAGAATGCTCAGGGCAATGTTCGCAAGAAGAAGCAGGGTGCGCGTATGCTGTTCGGCAAGTTCCGTGGAACGTTAGTCGAAGACGTTCCGACTTGGTACCTTGAGTCGTGCATGGCTGGTAAACCTTTCATCTCTGTAGCTTGGCTTCGCTCTGCTATTAAAAAGGAATTAAGTAAACGATGATTATTGAAAGCATTAATGAGTTTTATAATGGTGTGTCTGTCGATCTGCATACACACCCACACCTAAAAAGCTACATGTTCTCCCGGAGCATGAACAAAAAGAAATTTCTTTCTCGCCTGTTTAAGTACACGTTCTGGCCCTTTAGTCACCGTGTATCTCTCGACGATCTTAAGGATCACATAGATGTATCATTGGCCACCACTTATGTACTCGAACGCGAGTGGCTTGATGATGTGCCTTTAATAAAATTTTTTTCTAAGCTATCTCCAAAGTTCAGGAAAAAGATTCTTGATCCTACCTACTTCCAAGTCACGCTGGACATGATGCAACATCTAGAAGACAGCGTGAATCAACACGATGGTGTGTGTATAGCTAGAGATAAACATCACCTAGTTAGTAAAGTTAATTATGGCGAGAGTTGCATAGTTCATTCGGTTGAAGGGGCACACTCACTGATAGGTGATGGCGGGCCAGGAGATCAAAAAGAAATTATTTCTAACCTTCGCCAGTTGTGGGCAAAGGGCTGTGCCTATCTAACTCTTGCCCATTTCTATCCCAATCCAGCGGTGGAGTCGTGCGTGTTTCCTTACCCTGAGCCCGAGAAAAAAAATATAAAAAACTTTCACTCCCTGGCTGCTAGTTGGGAGGAGTCCGGCGGGCTAACTCAAACGGGGGTAGAGATTGTCGAAGTGATGCTAGAGCTGGGCATGATTATAGATGTGACCCACATGACACTGAGAGGACGAAAAGAAGTGTACGATATAGTGGATGCTCACGACAAAGACCACGCTTTAATGGCAAGCCACGTCGGAGCTAGCGAAGTGCATAGACTTTCATATAACCTGCAAGACTGGGAGCTAAAGTGGATGGCCGACAGAGGGTGTTGTGCTGGCATTATCTTTATGAACTACTGGCTAACACCTCACCACCATGAAGGCAATGGCCTCAAGTACATAGAGCAGACGCTTAATCATATGGTCAATGTAGCAGGGGCAGACGTACCTGCTATAGGCTCAGACTTCGATGGCTTCACAGATCCACCTGATGAGATGACAACAGCATCTGACTTCCCATTACTTGCCAAGCACCTGCTAGACATGGGGTACGACGACATAACAATAAAGAATTTTATAGGCGGCAATGCAATGAACCTGCTGACAAATGGATGGGGTAAGGATGAAGAAGACAGCATCTGAAATTAAACATTTGCTAAATAGGCGACAGAGTTGGGCAGATAACAGGCGGCAGTGTTGGGTGTGCGGTGCCACACATCATGCTGGGTTTCCGCTGGAGACTCATGAGATGGAGAGGAAAAGCCAGGCACCACACCACGCCTGGGCTAAAGAAGAAAATTATTTTAGGGCCTGCAAGAAGTGTCATATGGATGACCTTGCTGCTATGCCTCATGCTAAGCAGCTTGCATACAAGTACATCCATGATATACTTCACTACAATCTTGAGTCGTGGTTAAGGATTAAAGATCCTGAACTACGGGCTCCTAGCCGAGTCACGGAAGACGAGGTTATGGAGTATGTATACAAACTGGTAATGGAGGGGAACTGTGGTCATAATAATACCGTATCCGCCCAGCGTTAATACCTATTGGCGTGCAGTTAAGGGAAGGGTTATTATATCAAGGAGAGGCCGTGAGTACCGTGATGCTGTCTATACTGCTATTAACAGTGCTTTTGAATCTGATAGCGTGGAAGATCCTAGACCACTACTTGGCAGACTTAAAGTAAAGATAACAGCTACTATGCCTGACCGCAGGCGTAGAGACATAGACAATATAAACAAAGCGGCGTTAGATGCACTAGGATATGCTGGTGTATTCGGGGACGATGAGCAGATAGATGACCTCCATGTACTGCGTGGAGAAGTCATGAAGCCTGGCTGCCTTGAGGTAGAAATAAAAGAGATAGAGACTGTATAATATACTAACACGACATTTTGGCATCTTATAGGAAAGATATAGATGGCTAGTAAAGTAACCAACCGAGGGAAAGAAGAAATCCTGAAGCTGGCCTTCCAAGCAGGGGCGGTAGAGGGAACTGATTTCAATGTAGAACTTCTAACTGGATCAGTGCCAACTAACCCTGAAGACTTAGATAACTACAGCGAAATATCCGGCGATGTTGTTGCAGGCAAAACTGCTACTGTAACACGAGATGGATCGGGATTTAATGTGTTAAGCCACACTGACGGTAGTACCGACAAAGCCTGGATACAAATAAAAGATTTAGATTTTGCGGGTGCTATAACCAATGCAACCGGAGCTGTTCTTACAGACCAAAATAGCACAGCTAATAGTCGAAAGATATTTGCTTATTGGGATTTCGGTGGCACCAAGAGTGTAAGTGCCGGGCAAACCTTAACATTACAAGACTTGGAAATCAATTTAACAGACAGTTAATCTAGTCTGTTACTAAACAATAGGGCGGGGAGCCTACGCTCTCTGCCCTTTTTTATTGGAGTTTGTCGATGCCTACTGTTAATGAAGTAGTAGTAACAGGTAATGATGACGGAACGCTGAGAGAAGAGATCTGGTATGGAGAATATGATTCGGGAGAATTAGATAAGACTCATGCGAGAATCAGAACTGGTGTAGCTACCGATGAAGCGGGTATGGGTGGTCTTGATACGCACGAAAGAAGGCGAACTGCATACGCCCGCTTTCAGACAGTAGACATCCCACAGGGAGCAACGATAGATTCAGCCAAGCTGCAATTCAAATTCCATTCCACAACTAACGGAACTGGCAATAGCGTACTAATACAGGGGGAGAATGTAGATGATGCGGCTCAGCCTACAAGCATCTCAGACTTTCAAGGCAAGGCTAGAACAGATGCCTCTGTTACATGGACTTACGGATCCTATTCTGCGGGAACATACTACGACACTCCAGAATTAAAAACTATTATTCAAGAAATAGTGAACCGTGCTGGATGGGCTGCAGACAATGACATGCAGTTCTTTCTTAAGGGTAACAGCCATAATTCTGATACCAACTGGATGCTTCAATGGAAGAGCTATAACTCAGGCAGCTCTAACGCCCCCAAGCTAGTAATAACCTATACGCTTGGAGTATCCTTTACGCCTAATGCAGCCATTGCCGTCGCTAATGCTGCAGGGCCGGGGTTTAATTTATCTATACAGGGAATTCAGGCGTCCGCTGTATCAAATGCAGCTACTGGAAATATAAAGGAGACACACACCCCCGCTATAGCATCGGCTGAAACACAAGCCACCCTGGGAGAAATAAAAATTACTTTTACTCCTGCATCAGCAAATGCTGTAGCCAGTGCGACCAGACCAAGCGACGGAAATACACCAGATCCCGCATCAGCAGTAGCGAGAGCATTAACCACATACATACTACATACACCAGCAGCAGCGGGAGCCGACACAGGTTTAGCTGGGCTATTCATCCAAAAGGGGTTTACACTTACGCCCACCGCAGGAAGCTCTGCAACAGCGGCGGCGCTGCTTGACCCAAGATTATCCTCGTTCTCTATAACAACCGCAGCGGGATCGTCAGAAGCCACAGCAGTACACTCAGCAATAATAATTACGTTGGCACCCATCTCAAAGATGGTAAGCATAGTTAATAACTACGAAGGGATCATAGTTTACCAGCTTTCATCAGGGGACATCGCTTATGTAAAAGGGATGGGGCTAACAACTCCCGCCCTACCAGAAGCAAACTCAATAACCAACATGACCCATGTATCAAACACTTACGACGGCACACTGATATACCAAGACGCGACGGGAACAATTAAAAGGGTAGACGGGTATGGCCTAACAGAATCTAGTGGGCTATAGCATTACCGCCAATCACTCTTGTTTATACCACCACCCTGGAAGTAACGTAGCTCATTGCCTGCCTTCTTAAGACGCAGGTCTTCTAAATGCTGAGGGCTACCGTAATAGCCTGGGATTTCTAGCAGCCTGTCTTCATTTAGATAGTGTCCTGGTGTAGGTAAGAAGACAGGTACATCCCCAAAGCCGCTAGGTTCAGAGCGATTCTTCATTGCTTCATTAACGTATTCTCTGAACACATCATTGCGAGACTTTACAGAATCAATCTCATTAATATTTACACCAAGCATTCTCGCTGGCCAGTAGTCTTTGAGGTACTGATCTGGATTTTTGACATCTCTCATCTTGCGACCATAGCTAGCACCCATGCCCGGAATGCTACTTAAAGCACCATGGCTTGTTTCGCCCACTGAATACAATGGCCTACCTGTTCTTGGATCTAGGCCGGTTGCTGCCCTAAACGCTGCTTTGGGTGCAGGGGCTGCACGATTCATCATCATCTGGAAGAAGTCGTCTGTACTGCCAAGGCTACTTCCAATCTGTATAGCGTCTTGCATAGGCAGTGGTATATCAAGGTACGGTCGGTGACCGGGAACATTCTTTGTTAAGCCTAGGTAGCTAAGTGCTTGCTGAGCGCCTTCTGGCAGAGGCACATTCAATCCTTGTCGAATGTACCTAGGGCTTTCATATTGCGTTTGCTCATCCCTCATGCCAGCGGAGACACGAAGGAGATTGGCCTGAGCCCCACCTGGATTAGTAACAATATTCTCAAGTATTACAGGTAGTGAACCTCGGGTGAAAGAATAAAAAGGAATTATTCTTTTCATGTACATGCGTTCAAACTCAGTGAGCATACTGTAATCTATCTGGGCTCTCGCTACTTTAGATGCAGCTTCTTGGGGGACCATCCCTTTCTTTCTGCCTGTAAGGTAGCCAGACACGCGATTCATAAACTCTACTTCAGAGCCCACAGTATTACCAAGTTTGTATAGGCCTGATATATCTGTTTCAGGCGCAGTTAAAAGTTCGTTGAGCTTAGCATTTAGATTGCGGGCCTTGCCTGTTTGGTTCAACCCCCTCCTGCCACCAACACCACCACGGCCCAGTATGGCACCTAAAGGACTGCCTCCCAAAGCACTGGCTGTACCAAAGCTAGCAATCTGGCCAATAGCATCAGCGGCTGTCACGAACTTGGCCGTTGGCGAGGCGGTGGCTGTTTCCCATGCGTCATCTAATGCACCAGAAAGCTGCTGCCCGACTCCCGTCCTCTGGCCTGGGGATGTAGAGCCTGGAACAACACGCCCTTCTCTTAAGAATAGCTGGGCTGGGTCTTCGTCGGCTAGCTTTTCCGTTAGGTCGATCTTGTGCATGTCACCTGTCCACACCTTGTAGGCAGGTATCTCGTGCATAAGTATCTGGGTAGCAACTGCATCAGAGGCAGAGGCACCGGCAGGTAAATTTAGGAAGCTAACATCTGCACCAGAAGGGACAACCACTCTCCCGTTAACTATGAACTGTGCAAGTTCAGGAGGATAGTTGAATGATGTAGTGTCAAAGAATATTTCAGACGCACCCTCGATTATATTCTTTCTGCTCATGCTACTAGCAGCTTTGTAGCCCCAAGGACTAAGGATGCCAGTCACATAGTTAGTCCATACACCACTCATATGGTTTCTTAAGTGGAAAGGTATGAACAGGCTAGTCAGTCCAGTCTTAAAGGAGTTAACTGATGCGTCATACAACCTAATTATAGGATGTACTTTTCGAGAGAATGCTTGGGGGTTAGTGTAGGCAGAGAAGGCTCTGGTTAAATCTTCACCTATACTTTGAGGTATCACTATCTGATTGGTCGGTATGCCACCGCCTTCCAGGATAGAAATAATATTTTCTTTTGTGGCCCCCGCTGGTATGTTGATTGGCTTGCCAGCTTTATTAAGTTCACCAATCACATGTCGCAATGCCTGGTCTGTTATCTCATTGTCTCTTGCGAGGCCTAGCCCTAACTCCGAAGAGGCAGGCGATCTTAACAGATCTACTAAAGATTGCACTGGGACATTGAGCTTCTCATAGTAAGCTGCTGTATTAGCAAGCTCACCAACTGCTGAATAGATATACTCGGTAGACTGAATAGCCTTAACCATTGAGTTCATGTAGTCCCTAGTCTCTTGAATAGGATCTACTTTGTACATCGGTATGCTTTCGTCTGCATACTTTGTATTCAATGTACCTATGGTTTCAAGCAGCTCACCCAGCTGTGCTCTTTGATATTCTTTTGTTGCAGCAACCATGCGTCCAGTACCATCAGGCATGTACTGCTTAACAATAGTCTGAGAGTATTCAGGGTCTAGAAGCAGCTCATCAATAAGTCGCTCTTTAGTTGTTGGGTTTAGATAGTACCTACCCTTACTGCTTGCTACCTGACCACCTTCCCTAATAGCTGCACCAGAGAACCTAGGATCTATACTTAGCTTCATTAACGCTGCAGTACCACCGGGTATATCTCGCAATGATTCTTTACGAGCTAGCAGGTTAGAGCTAAGAGTACCTCTGTCTGTGCTTTTTGCTGCTTGGTTCGCCATATCAAACAAACTATTGTCTGATGTAAACCTTCGATCAAAAGTTCTATGAAAGTATTCAGTGTGCATATCTTTTAGCATTTCGGTTGGTAGCCCAGCCTCTTCTGCTATTTGATATGTTTTGCTTTGTAGATCCTTTAAGTAGTCCAAGTCCTCAAAGATCTTGTTTGCCTCAAGATTGTTAAACATTTGAGGGTTAGACTGTGCAAGCGTTTGTTTGGCTGAGATAGCATCAGGGGCTTCAAGATACTTGCGGATCTCAATTCCATATTGGGTTCGCCCTGCACCTTGAAGAATGTCAAGCTCGGCAAACTTCTGGCCTATGACCGACAGGGCCATTTCGTTGTCGGCCATCAATTTATCAGCCGATTTAACCATCGACTCATATGCCTTCTGTCCCCATCTAGTCTTGGGGGATATACCTCTACCAGTCCAGCTTTTGCCTGGTATCCTAGGTGCAATCCTTGCACTAAAGAAGTCGGGTATGCGAGTAGCCCTGAAGCCACGACCTGCAAGGTCCCTAGCTTGAGCACCAGCACCAGCGATTGACTGTGAAAGTCTGCCTGAGCCTATTGGCCCAGTGAATGGGGTGCTAAATAAATTGTGTACGTTTTCATTTAAGACTTTGCTTAGATCATCAACGCCGCCCTTTGTTCCTTGAGCTACGGTATGGACGAATTGATTGTCAAAGTTATCCGCCCACTGAGCGAACTGCATTGGGTCATTAATAATCTGGGACATGTCCTGCTTGTATGCACCAATCGCATCGTCGATTGTGTACTGCATACCTGTCTGACGAGGCTTTAGCCCCCCTAGATTATCAACCAAGCTGGCCTTTGTAGACAGACTACGACCACTCTTCTTAGCGGCAGAGGCAAGAACGTCATCAAGAACCCCCATCTTATTAAGGGCTTTACCGCCTGCACCGAGAGCAGATGTACCGAAAGAAAGGTAAGTTGTAGGATCCGCTGCCACCTCTATACCGATACCAAGGGCATCATCCCAGTATGAATCGGGGTCGTCACCTACAAGTACATCTGCAATATCTTTTCCATGTACAATATTTTTAGGGTCAGTAAGGCCCATTGTATCGCTATATGGAATCGGAGTTAACATCTCACTCCACTGAAAGTCATGATCTGGAGCTAACCCTACCTGATCTAGGAACTCCATCCCCAGTTGCTTTACTGGGCGGGCAGCTTTTTGGAATATATTGTCGTCAAGCCAGCTAATCGTATCTAATGCGCCGTGACCGAGAGTTGATAAGATTCCACGCTGCTCCTCAATCGGCAGGTCCGCATACCTGCGATCATTATCCAGCGGTATAGGATCGAATATAGGCATTGTAGATCCTACTGATTAAACGGAGTTAAGCTATTCCTAACCGGACTACCAGATGATGTTGGGGCACCACCCAAGATCTGCTGAATGAAGTTCTCTGACGTACTTCCAGGTGATACTGTATTCATATAAAAGTTTGGAAGTTGAATGTCTGGAATCTGCAGCTCAATTATTTTTTCTCTTAGGGATGGTGCAAGTTGTGGCTCAGACGGATTGAATTCCCTCAGCCTAGTCATTTCTGGAGGAAGGAACTGCTTATAGTAGTTTGCAGTTTCACTGTTCATTGCTGCGTGAGCCACCTTGTCCTGATAATATTTCTGAAGAGTATCTATCTCTTCTTGGTTAAGCATACCCTCACCCTTGTAAGCCCTAAATCCTTGGCTCCAAACTGGGTTTAATGGATTAAACATTTGCGCGGCGCTAACTCGTTCTTCTTTTAAATGATTTAACGCTTGCAATGGAGTCCATGACTGCTTTCCTGCTGCTGCTGTAGGGTTCAGCATCCTGTTGATGTTTACTGATTGAGTAACATCAGACATAGGCATACCAAGAGACTTAGCTATGGTGTTCATAGCCATAGCATTATACATGGTGTCTAGCAGCTGAGACCTTGGCTCAGGCTTTTCAGGCGGGTCAATGCCGCCCATGCCAATCATGCTTCTAATGCTATCTTCAGGGGAGACTTGTACAGTAGTAGTCTTTTGTGATATTCCTGCTGGCCCCTGCTCTACCACAGTAGTGCTTTCTACTGGAGCACTTCTAGTACCAAGCAAGAAGTCCATGTCGTTTAAGCCAGTCATTATTCTCCCTCTCCAATCAGCTTATATATATCAGAGTATTTACTTTCTTTGTGTTCCCAGTAAGGAATGAGGTTCCTAAGAAGTCTTTCCTGTTCGGTTGCAAACCGGCCATAAGGATTTTCAGACCAGCCAGGATTTGCCATGTCCCTATTGTACCCTACAATGTGAGCCGGGTTATCCCCAGTCTCCCTGTAGATACGAATGATATTGTCCATCCGCCTAGGGTCTTCTGTTTCGTCTGATTGCCCAGTTCCAAGCCAGCCCTTCACTCCTTCCCATGCGTCTGAGTGCATTTTTTCGGAAGCATCGACAGCTCTATCTAGTGCTACACCTATCTTGGAATACCAAGGCAAATCCTCAAAGACAGAGCCTTCTTCCCATATATCCGAAATACCAAAGTCTTCATGTGCGTGGCGTGCAGTATGACCGTGGTCATATTTGTCAAACATCGCCCTTCCTTTGAAGTCAGACTCTATGGCATCTACTTTGGACTGAACGCCTTCGCCTGAGAACGTCCCCTCTCCTTCCCCTCTAGACTGAGCATCTCTCATTCGACGAGTATACTCATTCCAGTTTCTCATTTTCTCGCCAAAGTTTTGTATGCCCGTGTCTTCTTCCCGGACGGAAGTTCCAGTGTGCCTGTTTACTAAAGTTCTTGAGTCAGGGTTCCACTTCCAGTACCTAGTATTCGTGTAAGGAGTTCCATCGTAAATAATTTTTTGTTTGTCTTCGTTAGGCTTTCCAAGTAAAGACTTTGTATCAACGTCACTTCTCAAGCGAATAGTTTCATAATTAGGTGATCTAACAAACCCATCTCCTAAACTTGCATAGGATGCAGAATTATCTCCCAGCACCCCTTCTGCCACTCTCGGAATAAAGGCATATGGATTAGTTATGTGGTCTAAAGCACCACCACCTAAGCCAGCAGCACCCTCCACAGAACCTGCCCGGCCAGTAACATCAGACCAGATTGGAACATGGAACATTCCATAAGGAGTCAGCTGTGCTTCAGGTTCATCAATGAAGTTGTCTTGGCCTGCCTGAACTTCTTTTCTCCACTGAGACATCCAGCCCATCTCATCACTACTAGAAGGCTCAAGGACATTAATGCTCCGATTGAATGCTCCTTGAGGACCATCCTCTCGATTCTTTGTAAACTCATTAATTAGCTTACGCATTGTCTTGTAGTTAGGATGCTCTTCAGCTTCTTTGATTTCACCTCGCTGGTATGCTGAGGTCAGCTCATTCTTTAGGCCGATCAATCTTTCAGCTTGGTCTGGAGTAATGTAGGCAACACCGTTTCCGTCATGCGCATCAGTGTTGCGACCAACTAAGTGAGCTATAAGCTCATCGTAATTCTGAACATCCCTACCTATGACGAGATCTTTAGGCGTTCCAAATTTCTCGTATTGGTTAATCTTGTATGCGCCCTTACTTAGCTCAACTATGTCAGCAAGACTGTCTAGGCCAATAGCCTTTGGCATACCCATTCGTCCGGCAGATCCAGGCAGGCTAGCACCAAACCTAACTGATCTTCCAAGCCCCTTCTTGAGCTTGCTATCTCCAGCCATTTCGTCAATCTTCATTCTGAGTGGATTGTCGGCTGGCAGGTCGAAGAAGTTATTAACTTTACCTCCGGTCCTCGTAATAATATTATTTTTCGCTTTGTCTATTGCCCACTGACCAGCACCTTTCATTGTGCCTACAGGGTCTTTTAGCTTCTGCTTGAGCTTTGCATTGTTTGTTACAGGCAAGGCTTCCATTGGAGATGGAGGGCCCGTTACAGGTAGTGCCTGCATCACTGGTGAGTCTGTTGGGCTTGTCCCTGTAAGATCAAATGACTTGTCTTGATTTACATCAAAGGTCTGCTGCATATTGGCTGCATCAAAACTAGGATCTACTGGAGTAGGTGGAACATTACCGCCAAAATCCTCCGGCGTGTAACGAAACATTGGGTTAATCCTTGGCCCGGTCTGCTCACCTAATACTGCTTCTGCATTACTACCTAAGCCAATGTCCATTGGGGGCATAGCTTGTGGGCTGGCTGGTGGCTGCCTAACAATATTTATTAATCGTCTGATACCACCATCACGCGGATCATAAGGAAGGTCAAGTTTTCCCCGTGCGCCCTCACTCCACATGTTCAGGTAATCAAGAGGGGAGTGAGCCGACTTTTTCTTTCCCGTGTAATCTATGGTTGTTTCATATTTCTCAGTTTTGGGATTCCAAACCATTTGCTGCTGTCGCCCCTGCGCAAGAAGCAATTCGGGCTGGTCTGCAAATGATTGTACAGTGCTAGCTTTAACTCGATTAATCTCAGCAGCTAGCTTCATAATTTCGCTCTCGCTCAGCGGAGGTATGCCGGTAGCACCCTGCAATGTAGCTGCTAATCGTTCGCCTGGACTAAGCTGCTCTATGGGGCGTGTGTTTACAGTTGGATCGAACCGCTTTTTATCACCCATGTTTTCTATAAAGGCGGCTTCGGTGTCTACCTTGTATCCCTCTGAGGCTGATGAAGCGTCTGGGTCTTGCTCAAAAGGTATGTCAGAATTGACAAGTGCCCTCATAAGAACTTTGTCTGGATCCTCAAAGGTAGTCGTGCCTTCGACAACAGAGGGCTCATATTTACCTGCTCTTTGTGAAACTCCGGTTATAGCTTGATCGGCAATCCCTGTTGCCATTTGATCTATAAGATCTTCACTTGTAGCCCCGGGGAACTTTCCTCCAGCTTGCGCATCTCTAATCTTTCCAGCTATTGTCTTGGTTCCGGCTGGCGTGCCCGCTGTATTCTCCATATAGTTCAGGGCATTTTGTTTAATTTCGTTGTGAGCTTGTATACCTCGGTCGTAAACAATATCTCTCAATGCCTCTAGCTGCTGCTCAAGAGTTTCCATGCCCCCAATACGTTTTAACTGGGATGCACTTAAGATCTCAGAACTTTTTCCAGGGCCAACAGGCTGTCCAGTTGTGATTCCGTATGAACTAAACGGTAATTGATTGCCGTATTTAGTTGGTGTTCCCGGTGCACCAACTGCCTCTATTGCAAGTTCTTTACTTGGATCTATAGCCTTGGGTGTAAGTTCCCCAGTTTTTGGATTAACCTCCCACCTGCTCTCTAGTAGGTCGTTCAGATCTTCTTGGCTGAGGGGTCCAGCAGGAATCAGTGGAAGTAATTCAGATACATCTATCCCTTGATCGTAAGCTCTCTTGATCCCTTCAATTAGAGCCAACTTGTTTGGGTATCCCCCATAGAATTCCCTGGGACCTAGTGCGGTACGCCAGATCAGATTCCTGATCTGACTTTCCTGTGGACTCTTGGATGAGTGGACTTCTGCAGACACCCCTGGGCCGACAGCCCCTGCACCGGCGATTTGATTGATAGAGCCTTGAATGTAAGAGAGTAGTTCAGGGGCTCTGGTGTTTAGCTCGGCAAGTCCGGTACCTAAACTTATTTGACCACCATCTACGGGAATGGCTACAGTTTTACCTGCCTTAACGAGCCGGTCAATCTCATCAATCGAATTCGTAACAGCTCTAGCTTCATCTGGAGATCCAGTAAAGTAGTCACCTTGAGATCTTCCGGGGTATCTTTTAGTTGGAACCCCTAATACGTTAGGGTTGTCACGCAGTACGGCCTGACCACCCTTCCCTCTTCCTTGAAGGTTGTCTCCAAAAACAAAAATAATATCAGGGTTTTCTTTCGGGGTGTTAGCCGTGTATCGCTTATCCCAAAAGATTATTTTTCCCGGCATACCTATTCCAGGCTCAATCTGGTACCCGAATAACTGCTTGCCCATCTCTGCGGCTTGTTGATTTCTGATTAGCTGTTCTGGATCCATGGGTAGGTTACTCGTTAAATCTGATGGGCCGACAGCCCCCATAGGGTTAATCCTTGGCCCGGTCTGCCGTGGTGGCCAATGATGCATCTCATCTATCGCTGGCCCTAGGTCTACAGGGAATCCTATGTCCATTGGAAGGATGGATTGCGGTCTAGCTGGAGAAGAAAACTTTTGGAGAGCCTCTTGGGACAGGTCTTGGGGCCTACTCTTTTCAGGCATATTGTTTTTGTAAGAGTCAGTTTTTTTGAATTCGCTAAATCCATCTACTGTAGCAGCTGCACTGACAGGTATTTGGCTAAATACTTTTGCCATCTCGCGAATGCCGCCATCTTTAATAAAACCCTTTAGTACATTTAGGGGCTGGGATGACAAATGTTCTAGTGCATTATTTAATCCAGGTATTCTTTCGAAGGATTCGTGTAATACTTTGTATTGCGAATTAAGCTCCCATCGACCGTCGTGTTCAAGCTCTAGCCAAACCACCGGATCTTCAACGTACATTCCAGAGTGCGATTGACTACCAACTTTGTTATAGTGTTCTATTGCTGCATCTTGAATTCTTTTTTGCAAATCATGGTCAACAGGAGATTTTCTCCATTCCGCCTGATGCAATAGAAAGTACCTGAATTGAACACCTTCGGGAGTACCGTTCCTCATGCCCGAAACGATTTGATTTAATGCCTTGTAAAGCTGGGACTCTCTTTTGCCGCTTTTAATATCAGATATTTCTCTAGGAGTAAGTTCGTTTTTTGCCGCTTCCCACGAATCCCAAAACCCAATCTCATCGCCCCCGCCTGCATCGAGCTCTCCGAGCCAACTGCCTGTAGACAACGGCAACCCTGACTGAAAGGGGTTATGGTGAAGGTCGTCGATAATCCCCTCAATAACACCCATAGGCTGCAAGTTAGGCGCAGCACCTGCCGGGTTGGTGGCAGCACGAATCATAGTCTCTGGGTTGTACAGAGCTGTAGTGGCACCGGCGTTTTTCAGGAAAGTCCTTCGGTTAATAGGAGGCATGGCTTACCATCCCCCGCCTAGACCCATGTCACCGCCTGGAATTCCGGGGATCCCTGGGATTCCAGCACCGAATCCACCGCTAAACTGACCCATCATGTCTCGCAAGTTACCCTGCATTAAGTTGTACATATCCATCTGGTTCTGCATCATCATGCGGTCGTACTGGCTTTGTGCTTCCAGGCCGGCAGCTTGGTATCTTGCCTGTGCGTCCAGTAAAGCGTTATCTAGTGCGCTGCGGGTATCCATACGGTTTTGCATGTACCCTAGATTTGCCAGCCAGTCTTGATTCTGGAGGTCACTGACTTTTCGGCGATGGGTTTCATCCTTTAGTCGCTGGTCAAACTCTGTACCCAGCTTGGTCTTCATGACGTTACCTAGATTCTTCCCAGCAAGAAAATTCTTTTCATGGGTAGTGGCTGCGTCCGAAGAGAATCCCGGAGATGTCACCCATTCACCAGGCTCTTGATATGCGTTTGCCATTGCACGGTTTTTTTCACGCTGTTTAGCACCACCACGCTTGCGAACTTTCATGGCTTCCGTGAATCTAGAGCTGACTGGTATACCTTCATCCAGCAACTTCTCTTCATCGAACCCAAGCCCCTTGCGCTTTTCGGAGTGCCCGAAACCACCTGTAATACTTTGCATTTCAAAATCCTTTAATATGACATTTTGTCATGTTAGCTATCAATTCCAGGGATGAACCCATCTCCGCCGCCCATGTCTCCACCCATGCCGCCCATATCGCCGCCCATGCCGCCTCCTACATCTTCGCCCATACCTCCGCCGCTTTGCTTGGCCATTTCGTAAGCATTCAGCCAGCTCTCTGCATACCACATAGCGTCTTCAAGAGATTCCCAAGGTCGAACAACATACAATATGTTTTCGCCAGTATTAGGAGGCAGGTTTATGAACTTACTTGTCCAGCTAAATTCTTCCCAGTTTGCCTCATCCATTCGGGGGTCAGGTCCAGTGACAATAGGTTCTCCCGTCTTCGGGTGATGTGATAATATGTTTTGAGTATCACCACCCCAAACGCTATGAGGACCTTCAACAATATATATTCTATCTCCATCTGCATTTATATAGGACATCTTAGGCATGCCGGGGTACAGCTCATCCCTGTCTGGCCTGCCAAACCCGCCAACGATACGGGCAACATATTCGCCTTCTTCTGGCATGCTCTCTTCGATTTGAATCTCGCCTATAAGTCTTTTTCCCCGGAAGGTAATAGGTTCGTCTAAAAGAATTTGAGCTGTGTGATGTGGTGTCCAGTGACTAACTGACACCTCTCCAGTTTGTTCATTTACTATAAACATTCCAGGATGTTCTTCTAGCAACTGATCCATTGGCTTGCTTCTAATTAAGTCTAATCTTCCACGAAGAAATTCTTCATGGTCATCCGCCATAGCTTTATTCCAGTGCGTACCGATCTGGTCTTCTCGAATATTTCTTAGCTGGTCAATATCCTCATCGCTTACACCCCAAAGGTTTTTCCAAGTAGCATACACTTCTTCTGTCTCGGGAGCATTTAGCCTCCACTTCATTGTCTCAAAAGGGCTGCTTCCGTAAATAGGATTCAAGTCTTCGTCCCAGTCTATAATTGGTTTATTGAACGCCCTCTGGTAGATTCTTGAAACAACAAGGTCTTTGTCGGCAAATGCGCTGTCGGGCCCAATGTTCATGTGAAAGACTTTATTTAGCAATTCTGACTCACCGCCTTGATAGCCTCGTACACGCCAATCTTCAGGATCACCCCAATTACCAGAATGGCTTCCCATTCCATAGTTTCCAAACTCAAGCTCTCGCCATTTGTCACTACTGAAGCCACCTATACCACCAGGAGTTGCAAACTGCTGGCTGTAAATAGCCTTCATTTCCTCTATTTCTTCCTCAGTGGCGTTAGGATGAGCTCTCAACCAACGGTCAAACAAATCCTGCACCGCTGGAGAGCCATGGGGATTAGCTGGACCTATTCCAAATCGGCTGTGCCAGTTATACACATCTGGGGAGTTAGGTATTGCTGGAGCAGCTTGGTCAAACCACTGCTGTTGATAGTCATACCAGCTATCACCAAGCTCTTCATTTAGGCCTCGTTGGTATTGTTGAATTTGATTTCCAACACCATATTCCCAAGTTTTGTCTTGGCCATACTGATCGTATTCGTCACCCCACTGGTAAGGCCCCTGCTCCAAAGTGAACGGAGCACCTGCCCCCTGCTCACCGCCTTCTTCAGGCGTTCCCGTTGGGGTGTCTTCAACGTCAAATCCAGCGCCACCGCCATCACCCTGGACCGGAGCTCCAGTGCCTGCGCCGGACGTCCTGGCACCAACAGAACCTTGTGTAGCACCGCTAGTTTGCCCTGATAGCCCACCGGCCCCGATGCCACCGCCAGTACCAGAAAGCAAACTGTCTATTTGTTTTTTGTAATCACTATAATTAGTAGTGCTAGCAGGAGCTACACCCGACATTCCACCAGAACCAACTCCACCACCTAAAGTAGAGGAGGCTGAAGAGGCAGCGGTGGAAGACGAGGCCTTGCTTGTAGGAGAAAATAAATTTTGTTTTTTCTGGGGAGCCGATCCCGGTGTTGCTCCTGTGCCCACCGCACCCTGCATTGCCTGCTTCTTTTTCGCTTGAGCAGAGGCGCCAGTTTGAGCAGCACCACCCTGAGCAGCTACGGTTGTTGACTTTCCAAAAGCCTGCTTGCTACCAAAAGGAGAATAATTACTATTTCCACTTTTAGCCTGGTTATTCACTCTGCCGCTATTATTTTTTCGTTTTGCAAAATCAAATGCCATTTTATCGCCCAAGTAATGCTTGTTTTAATGGATGTGTAACACCTGCTTCTTGAGCAACCTGATTCGCTAAGAAGTCTTCTAGGTTTACGTTTAAGTCTCCGGCAGAAAACCCAGAGGCCGCACTGCCTGCATCATAAAATCCCATTGGAATTTTTTTTCTTTTAGCTTTTTCAAATTCTGGGAAATCGGGTGCTTCGTTTGGGAAATCCTCAAACTCAAAGTTTTGGTCTGGTATGCCTGGAATATCCCATTCAGGAATATCGAATTCAGGCCAGTCAAAATCGCCAGGGTCTGCTGGATCGTATTCATCAACAGGATCGCCATGTATTGGAGGCTCATAATCATTCCAGCCTTCAGGGTCATCTCCTAATGGGTCTGACATTGGAGTACCTTGATCGCCGTACATATCTATGTCATCGCCTTCTAAATCAATCATTCCGTCATCATCGTAATTGTCAGGCCTGTGGGCATTATATATGTATGACATAGGAACAGAACTAGATGTAGCAGGGGCCGATGATAAATTTGACGAAGCGCCTCCACCAAGAAGGGCATCCACTAAATTGCTACTGCCAGCAAGCAAGTCGCTATTTCCACCGGTAAGAAGATGATCTGATGGCATAGAAAGACCGCTATTAGGATCTTCGTATCCAGTCAGGTTGTGCATGTATGTATTGTTCACTGTTTTTCCTAACCAAAATTAAAGTCTGGCATACCCATGTTAAACATGTCCATGCTATTGCGAATCATGTTTTGGCGATGCTTGTTTGCAAGACCTGCTTTGTTAACTCTGGCTTGCAAGTCAGCAATAGCAAGGCCGGTGGCTCGATTAACCCTAGATTTTCTTTCATTGGCTTCGCGATCACGACCTCGATTGCTTTGCGCCTGCATTCCGTGTATCCCTTTGGCACCAGCAGCATGACCTTCAATAAACTCTTTGCGGCTTGCATCGAGCCCTGGATCAACTACATCGGAACCATATTCTGTTTGAGCCTTACCCAATGCAGCTCTTGCAACTTCACTGCCAGCACCATCCTGGCCAGCAAAGTGAGCAAGCTCGGGAAGAACTTCAGTTGGTTCGACAGCTTGAGAAAACGCATCAATATTGTTTTTATCTTCGATTGCCTGTGGGCCACCCGGATTAACAGCGTTGATTCCAGCTATAGCAGTACCCAACCCTTTGGCGTAGTCAGGCAATGCAGCAAGATAACCCTTTCCAAGCTCTAGCTTATTGCCCATCATTTCACGCATTAAAGCCATATAGTCATTCCATCGCTTTTCGGCAAACTGACCCTGGCGCAAGAAGTTGCGTTGAGCAATATTGTGTTTCATGGTTTCCCAAATATTATTATTTAGCTGGTTAACCATGTTTGGCAGGGTGTTCAAAAAGCCTTGAGTCATCCAGGCTCCAGGGCTAAACCTAGGACCCATTAACGCATTTGCAAGTTGTGGATTTCGACCGAGTATATTTCCCCAAGCATTCCACTGGGCACCTAAAGCACCCTGACCAAAGCCGCCCCAGATGTCGCCTTGTGCGTTTCTGTCCTGCCCTCTGCGAATCAAGTCTCTGTCTTTGTCGTCTGCATTGTCTCCGAATCCACCGCGAACACCGCGTCTGGTGTTTTCCATGCGACGCTCATATTCTTCTTGAGCACTGGGTCGATCGCGTTTTATCCTATCTCTAAACCAATTAAACAGATTATCAGCACCTTTTGCCCTCTTAAGGCCAGCCACAAACTCCTCATCTGTTTTGTACTTGGCCATCAGTGCGTCTATTTCGTTTCGACTGAAACCGCTACTCATCAGGCGATTGACAATATAATTTTTTATTATTCTGCCGTTATCTGTTGGGCCTGAATATACTGGATAATTTGACATTTAATCACCTATTCCGTTTCTTGAATTGTCTACTCGTTCTAAAAAAGAAACATATGTATAAGGAGGAATTGTTGCCGCGGTTGGGCTACCGCTGCCACTTGCTCCAGTAAAAGTTACGTTTACACTAGTAAGGTCTATACCTGAATCCCCTGTTGGAGTTCCAGTAATAACAGTGACTGTACTTTCGCTTCCTGTACCAATAGTTGTTTCACTCAAGGTATGACTGTGGTTTCCAATATCAGTACCACTAACTGTACCTTCTAGTGTTAATGCGCCTGTAGCACTACCCCCGGTCCCACCGCTATCAGACGGACTAGACCAGCAGCGTGGAAACTTTGTGGCTAAGTTAATCCCAGTTCCGTTTCCAGAGGAGGATCCTTTAGCATTTTCAGTCCCATTACAAAGGGCATAACCTTTTATACCCTTATCTGCTTGGCTTCCCATAATTATACTGCCTATGCGATTATCTCCATAGCCAGGAGCTACATACTGGCCATTGGCAGTCTTAAAAAACATTATTGTTTCGCCTGACTCTATGTTGGGATCTTGAGATCCTGAGACAGGTAGGTATATTTTAAGCAAGTCACCTGAAGCACCTACTCCAGTAGGATCATTGCACTCTTGGGCTCTAACAAATGCCATATGCCCGCCCTTGCTTGGTGGATCCCTGTCGTACTCCCAGTTATATTGACACTTGGCCCACCTAGCAGAACGCATGTCAGTACTTGTAATCTCTGTAGTAAGAGATATAAATCCATCATGCTCTAGGCTTGCCTGGGGATTGCAGAATATAGATTTAAGCGTCTTTACCGCAGAAGGGCTTAGTCCATCTGCGGTCAAAGAGTCAAACAGTCCGGCTTGTTTGCTAAACATTAGCTGTCTCCGGCTGTAGTTGATGGGCCAGACACACCTTCTATTTCAATAAGCTGTATTTCTGGCTTTTCGGTGGCTGAATGCCCACGCAACTCGAAGGCAACCTTATGCTCCCCTGTTGCTAGGGTAGAATACATCCCATCGAACCTAAACTTCTCTCTTCCAGTAGATTCCTCAAGCTCGCTAAAGTTTTTGCCGATATTAAAGACTACATCTTCTTTATGTTCGTCTTGTATCTCTACTGCACCGCCTAAATCCTGTGCCATCTCGTAAGAAACGGGATCATCGTCCCCGTTGTAGTAAATTCGGAGATCTAACGCGGTATCGGTGTCTGTAGGCCTAAACTTCATGGAAAATTCACGCTTCGCACGACCTTCAGCTTCAGGAAACGCATAACTTCCGGACTTCCACTCCCACTGGATAGCGCCTACGCTGTACTTGGACGTAGTATCAGGATTAGTTGTCCAATTTGGGGTTATATTCAGAGTCGTTCCGTTGTTACTGGAGATTGTCCTGCGCTGTCCCTTCCCTGTTCCCTGGTAAATGTAAACACTGGCGTCCCTAAAAGCATTTACGACCCAAGAAGCCCCCGAATCAACCAAAGAACTTGATGTAGAAGAAGTTGCAGTCCCTTTAGTCTCTGATGTTACGATGTCGGTGTTCCCTGCATCAAGCAAGTACACGCCTTCGTTCTCAGAACTCAATATTGTCTTAGGTTCGCCGCTGCTTTCTACTGTGCCAGCGGAACTTATCTGTACAGGATACTCCATCATATCCCAGGACTTACGACGGATATTATAAACCAAGGCTCTTCGAGGATATGTACCGCTATCACCCACAAAAGAGACAAAAAAGTAAATTCTTTCGGAAGGCCTGTCAGTTTTTACGAAGAACTTGTCCGACTTGGCATAGTCTATGCTTCCAATAGAGCCGTCTTTACGCCAAATGTCTTGAATTTGCTTCGATATAGTTTCCGATGTGCTGCCATCAAACTCGTATGCGCCACTATCGTCCATTAGATAGGCTTTGTTTTCAAATACATCCCAGCAATAGTGGTTAAATGCACCTCGATCGTCTAAGAATCGTAGATTTCCATCTCTAAGAGGTGTAGTTCCATAGCTCAGGGAGTATTTGAACCTCTTTGCTAGGATATACAGGTATGGACCGTAGGGCATTGCACCTATTATCTCTGCATCATCGTTGTGATTAGACTGCAAAGTGAATGAATTGTTAGGAGGCACGCTTTCGGGCTCATCCTGATAGCTAAATAGCACCTGGCGACGTGTATTTTTGTCAGGATAGATGACGTATTTCTTGCCAGCAGCTACAGTCACGGCTTTTTCTAGCGTTATATTTGTTGCGCTAGTGTGAGCTGTGATTTTAATAGCTTCACTTTCACCCTCAATTTCTATATATCTACCTACGAAAGTAGAAGGCCAATCAGTCCCAGATCCTGATAGTGTAGAGCTAGACGACCCCCCTGTACCACACGTGCCTTTGTTATATTTCACAGGACTAAAATAAAAATATCTATCCTGGAACATTACGCAGTAAGCAAAGTGATCTGGTGGTGGAACTTGCCTTCTAGCAATAAGGGTTCCGTCTTCAGCGATAATATCCATTACATTATCGCCAGTCTGCAAGGCTAGAGTATCGTCGTCTTTAGTATCCACATAGGTTGTGGTTCCGTTGTCTATCTCAGCAACTTTATACAGAGTCTTAAACTGTCCTGCGGTAGTTCTCCACAGTTCAATCTTAGATACTCGTGAATTGGTAGATGCAGTAATATTAGACCAAGTAAATTTGTCTGCTGTCTGAGCTACAGGTAAAGTTTCGGTACTAATTGCACTGTAAACCGGAATGTCATCTGATGTTTTATATCGGTAAGCACAGAGATAACTCCCCGATGTAGCACCTTGCCCGTCAACAGACCATTGCCCACTGTTTTCAGTGTAGGTTCCGTCCATTGTAGTGTCGTTAAGGTAAAACTGGCTGCTTGAAGTCACTGTAACAGTAAACTTGTTTCCATTAAGCTCTGGTTTAATAGCACCAGTACCTTCAACTTCGCCAATAAGGATCTTATCTCCGGTTGATAGCCCATGATCGGCATCTGTAATTAGATATTCGCCCGAGGTGTCTTTAGGGTCGATTGCATTGGCACCGCTAAGCTCATTGATAAACGACATTGCTATAGTAGGGCCATTAGGTGGAGCATCTACACCAAGAACATGTGTTGAGTTTGAAACTCCATCCCAAATAAAGCCTCTGTTAATTCCATTAACGCCTATAACTTCGCCGGTTCGCGTTTTACAGAAGCACATTCTTTGGAAGGTGTTGTACCCAGTGGCTATATTAGTGGACGAGCCGAACGAAGCTGGCTGGATACCTTTCCTTGGGGTAATCACCCCAGGTTTATTAGTGTTAATATTTTTTTGGAATTGTGCAGCGCCCTCTGGAACATCACCAAAGTCTGCGTTGCTAACAATGCCGCTAAAATTACTAATCTTTGCCATGTCAAGAACTCGTTGTTATTACATTTTGCAGGTTGGTAAACAGATAGGAGTACCTCGACTGTCGATTGTACCCCCCGCTCTCCTTAAATCTCGACTCGGCCTCTAAGGATCTGCGAAGCTGGTAGTCAGCAATACGACGAGCCTGAACAGTGTCTCTCTGATCGTTGGACATACGAGCAATTCGATATTCAACCTCAGCCTTAAATGCTTCGATCATGCTTTCAGACATATCAACGGGATCGGACACAACAAAATATTTATTTGCGTATCCACCAGACTTGCCAATAGCATCGTCAAGATTTACTGTGGTGCCACTAATAGAGCTTATCTTATGCTGCTCGTAATAAGGATTTACGCCAGCTAGACCTGTAGGATGCGTAGTAGTTTCGGATAATCTTATAACTGCACCTACCATACTTGCTGGCAGCTCGGTATCTGTAGTTAGATATGTGTTTGTTGCGGAAGCTGTAGCATTTTGGGTTGATGAAGCCCTTGCTTTTACCTCTGTTCCAGCCCACCTAAGAGTTCTCGGCTTTCTTCTGTACATAAACATAAGAGGCTCAGATTCAGTAGGATAAGGATCTACAAACAACGACCACTTTCCATCTGCATCCGAATTTTTCATGATTGTCCAAGCCCAAGTCTGCCCACCGGAGCTTAGATACCTCTCTCTTTGCTGCCACTCAGTAGGAGTAATGTAGTATGTGACCCAGTTGTTCTTTTCTACGCCAACGTCGTAAAGCCTCCACATGTCGTCTGGAAGCGGGTACTCAGTTCGGTACGCATCATACGTTACAGCAGAGGAAATGTTGGCAGCAGGGCAATTAGAAGCGTCCAGGATGATATTAGCTGCTGTGTCTGTAGTTTTTTCTACAGTGTATACAGAATCATCTATGCGAATACGCCCATACTTAATCCATGAAGGCCAGGTTCCCCCATCCTGTATTACAAGAGTTCTAGTGGATGCAGTATAAGTCACCTTTCCGGTGCTATACTTTGCATCTAGATCTATGCGACCTTCTGCAATGTAATACGCCCATTCATTACCCATAGATATATCACGATATGCACCAAGAATTGCTTCTTTGTGCATACGGAGATCTTTAGTTCTAGCACCACCGTCTGTCAGGGCAGTAATGTAATCCAGTATGTCGGAATAGAGAGTTACGCTGTCGGATACTGCCATGTGATTAACCCATTTGCTGACGGTAAGCTCTTAGTTTATTTAATATATCCCCTTGGGGCACTCTAGGATTATCTGGATTGGTAACATCTGCAATCCTCATTGTCGGCAATCCAAATATGTCTTCTTGAGTAACAACACCATCGTTATTGATGTCTAACTTTTGCATAGCTTGTCTTTGCTTAGGAGACATAGATAGATCGTTAGTTTGAATCGGGGCTCCGCCCATCAGAACAGATGCTACTTGTTGATCGACAGCATCCCTTTCCTGCGGATTATTAGACCCTAAAAGAGCATCAATTAAACTCTCAAATGCCTTTCTCTGGTCGGGACCAATTAACTCATCAAAGAAGTTTCTGTGGAACTCTTTCGCAGGCTCCAGCCACCCCTCAGCCGGATTTGGGTTTACTAAAGGAGGCAGCGGTGGAATAGGCTTTTTCTCGTCTGAAGGCCCAGTACCAAAAACCTGTTCTCCAGGTTTTGCCGGTCTCCCACCTATCATCCCTCCTTCACCCGAGGTATCAGCCCCCGGAGGAGCTTTTTCAATTTCTGGTAATGTTTGTTCTAGTTCTCCTGGGGTGTTAATGGGAGCATCGGCCTCCTGTCCCTGCGGGAGTGGCATTCCCCTGTTAGGGCCAGGAAGTGGCGGTGCTTCAGGTATCATAACATCTGGTTGGCCTAATGGTGCGATTGGAGGTATGTTGCCTTGCTGCCTAGGAGGGACTGGAGCCGGAGGCTGAGGATATTCCTCTGGCATTTCCGCTGGGGGCAGCGTATTAGCTTGCGGAGGTAAAGGCCTTGGCTGCATTGGAGGCATCGGCGGAGTCATTCCATCCATTGGTGGAACATCCATAGGCATCGGAGCAGGCATAGGCCTAGCTTGGCTTGGCGGCATTCCCTGCGGAGGAGCCATTGGCGGCATTCCCCTATTAGGACCAGGAAGTGGCGATGCTTCAGGTATCATAACATCTGGCAAAGAGCCTTCGCCTGTGCCGCTACCTGCATCGGGGGCTCCACCCATGCCTCCCATGCCACCACCGGGAACAGAACCTCCGCCAGCAGAACCCGGGCCCATACCGGGAACTGGACCCATACCTCCAGGGCCTGGAGCAGAACCGGGACTAGGTCCTGGGGAAACGCCTTCTCCTGGCCCGATTCCCGTAGAGCCTTCTCTTGGCACGACTCTTTTTATCTCAGGATCGTACCTCCACTTATCCATATCGTACTGAGCACCAAAATCTGGGCTTGATTGATCTGTGACGGTGCCTGTTCGATGTCCCGCTGTCTTTCCTCTTATAGTGCGTTTTTCGGTAGTCCCTGGGCCATCCCCTGATTCTTTTATTAAAACTCTGTTTCCCTGGTTTGGGTCATTGGCCTCATCAAGAACCATGTCCCGCACTTTATTGATGCCTTCTTCATTTCCAGAGCTCATTCCCGAATCTGGATACCAAACAGGATTTTCGTAAGGCGCATTGTCTTTAGGCTCCCATGGCGTAGATCCTGTAGAGCGCGGTCCCATCTCCATGCCTTGAGGGTTCATCATGTCCGACAGGGTTAGGCCTGCTTCTTGTCCCGCCAAAATATTATCAAGGTTAGCACTTTGCTCTCTTATCCTGCGAAGCTCTTCTGGGTCAGCGGGGGCAGGAGGGGCTGAAGGCTGAGATTGAGGTTGGTCCCATCCCTGATTTGAAGGCAATCCTTGCCATCCACCAGCTTCTTCCAGTGCAGCCTGTTGCGCAAACATTGCAAGTTTGAATTCGTTGATTTCGCCGTTTCTTATCTTCTCATCTTTTTGTTGGTCGCTAAGACTCATCCATTGGCGATATTCATCGGCAGTTCCACCAGCATCATGAGGGCCTATCCCAGGTCCCATAGGCTGGCCAATAGAATCAGCTTGAGCTGCCATGGCCGCAGCCATGGGGTCGTCAGGAAAAGCCCCCAATGGAGACTGAGGAAGCACTGGCGCACCTGAGCTGTCATAGCCCATTGTTGGATATGGAGACATGTCCATAAGAGGAGCATGTTTACGTATATTTCTTCGCTTATCTCCACTAGGCTTATAATACTTAGCCATTACTTTTTGCCTTTCGTGTGTTTAGAAATAACTTTTTCTTTAAGCTGTTTCATAACTTTAGAGTTTTTCTCTGCCTTTTTTGCTAACGAAGGATCCTTGGACATTTCTTCTAGCATATATCTAGCGACAATATCATCGCCTAATTTCTTTCTGCCCTTGAATTCTCTTTCCGGGGCTTTGTAATTGACCCCACCAACAGCACTTAAACCTTTAGCCTTTAGTGCAGCTGACACATCATCTTGTGTGGAAACCCAGGCCATCTTGTCTGTAGGCCTACCTAGCCCACCAATGTATTTTTTGCCCTGAGTAGAGATACCGGCATTCTTAGCTTGACGATGTAGTTCAGTAGCACAGTCATGGCTGATTTTATCTGCCCAGTGCTGCTGCCCTTCAAGAAAAGCACGCTCAGTTCCTTTAGTTCCTGCAGGACGTTGCATCGCAAGCATAGCAGCAAAGCCAGGGTTATTCCCTTCAAGTATAAGATGTTCGTAGAAATCTACCCTACCAGCTTCTTCACACTGCTTGCGATACCGTTCATAGTCTGGGTGCTTACTCATATTTTATCCTTAATTGCTATCTGATGCCTGAGCAGTATTTCGTCTTTTTTCTGCTTCACTCTTTAGCCGAAGGAATTCCATCTCCATTTGATGCTTTTCCCTAGCTTGTTCCATTTCCATATCGTGTCGTTCCGAATCCTGCTGTAGCTCTTGCTGGTGAGATTGTGCATCAAGACGCATTTTCTCTGCTTCAAGTTGCATTTTCTCTTCCGCAATCCTAGCCGAAGAGTCTCCACCAGACGCTTTAGACTGTAACTCAGCCTGTTTAAGCTGCATTTCCATCTGCATCTTCTGTAGTTCAAGCTGCCCCTTCTGCTGCTCGTGTTGCATTTGCTGTTGCTGATATTGCATCTGCATTTCCTGTGCTTGCTGCTCAGGATCTGGCTCTTGTCCTTCTTTCGCTGCCTGTTCCTGCTCTTGCTCTTTTTGCTTCAGCTCTTCCAGGTCAAGAAGGTATGGTTCTACGTCCATTTCGTTGGCTTTTGCCCAGTCACGCATAAACGCATTGTAAGGACCGTCCATTCCCATCTCTACGAACTGTTGAATCATAGGAAATGCTATCTGTGCAAAGTCATTTAGCTGCCTAATAATATTTGTTTTATTAGGCTTCCTTGCAGATCCTGCTTCAATTCGATAATCGTAGTCTCGAACCGTTCGCTCGAACTCTTGTTGCTGGATCTGTTGCTCCCAGATCATTGCGCCTGTGGGGCCAAGAACGTGATGTACGTCATTTGCTCCTAATCCCCATTCCGCAGCAAGCATTTCGTTTACAGCACACTTGCTTAGCCAATCTTCCACTCGGGAAGCCATATCATCTGGACGAACGGATACGTTCTGGTTTCGCACATCCGCTTCTGTAGCTGATCGAATCTGAGTACCACCGGAAAGCCCATAAAGCAATTCCGTGAGCCCGGTTCTCTTGTCGATCATGTCCAGAACTTCAGACACCATCCGCCATATATCGACGTTAAACGATGGTGCGTCCAGGAATGAAACTACGTCACTAACACTACGCCCAAATATCTCAGATATTTCTATGTGAGTATATGGGCCAACGCCGGACTTAATTTGATCTTGTATTTCTGCACCCGCAGCCTTCGCAATAGCAACATAAGTAGTAGAGGATGCAGCTACTTTGTCAGCAAGGAAAGACATACACCAGTTAACAAACCGAAGCTCCCCGATAGCAGGCTTAATAAGGGAGATTGGCCATATTTCTTTTGGCTTTTCGTAGAAGTGCAGTTTGCTAAACGGCCAACCGCCATCAGTCCAGAACGGGATAGGCCATTGAGAGCGTAAAAACAGCTCTTCAGACTCACCTTCCATAGCTTCGGGTGGCATGTTCAAAGGATAAGGGCAGTCTTCACTAACAGCTATATAGCAAAAGTCCCCAAATTGCTCATAATCGAACTTCTCTTTAACTTCCTTAGTGACGCCTGTTTTTTTGAGTCTCGCCCCGAAGCCTGATTTAGAGTAAATCTGCCAATATTCGACCAAATCAAAAGAATCGCCAGTCCTCTTAGAGCCAGAATCCTCTTTGGCGTTTCGGTTAGTTTTCTCTGCTTGCTTATTAAGAGATGATTTGGTGCCTTTTAGCTTACCTTCAATTCCATACTCTCTCTCAACCTTCCAGCGAGGGTGAACGCAGCGACGGGCAACCCACTGAACATCTTCCCAATACTGAGCATCAGGGTCGATTACAACATCATCAACAGAAACATAAAAACTTCGCGGAACATTGATCTCAGAACCACTAGGGCGATACATTTCTGTCCATAAAAAGCTCATCCCCTTTACAATGGCTTCATTGATAGCCATGCGAGCCTGATCTTTTTTATTGCATTCTTGCTGAACCCAGTTCAAATAATGCTCTTTTAGCCTAGAGTAGCTACGCTTCTTATCGTTCTCCATGTCTTGCTGGAAAATCATCTGCTGAGCTTGCTGGATTTGCTCCTCATTTTCAGGATCAAGGCCAAGCAGGACAGGTTCGATTTTAGGCGTTACTCTGGGGGTAACCTGAATTACTGGATTTCGGTGATATAATACCGGACCAAATAAAGCGACAGCTTCAAATACTCGGTTGACTGTCATGCGGAAGGTAGGCATAGCGCCTTGGGCCTTTTTATCCAGGAATCCGCCACTAGATTTAGCGTAATCCCCCTTCCACATCCAGTCGTGCGAACCATCAAAGAATTTCATGGCTTCTTCAGCATACTTGCCGAAGCGTTCGTGCTTCTGTTTCTTAGCCTTTTTAATCTTTTCCAGCCATTGGTCTACAATAGGCCTGAAAGGATGCTCTTTTTCAGTGCTGTCCATGATTATTCCTTAAGATGACATTTTGTCGTATTAGGAGTCTTGCGACTTCTTACGGCGACTAACTGTTTTCGTAGCAGTATGCTCTAAAGCTGCAACGCGTGCCTCTAGGTCTTTTCGCTCTTTCTCTAATCGTTTCCACTCGGGAGTATAATCCCATGATCCAGACTCCCGATGGTCTACATTCCAGTCTAAACGGGGGTCGTCTACATGCTTCACTGATTCGTGAACATGTCTGTCTGATGTCCGAATGACCACATTTTTACCTGTTCGTCCTATTCTCACAACAAAGCCTAATTGTGGGTTTGTTGTGTCATGGGCGTGATGAAACATCACTGGAGATCCAAGCTCAATATCGGGCATTACAAACTCGTGTGCCAGTTCTGCTGGCGTCTTCTTTTCGGTAGTCGTCATGACTATTCTCCTTGGGGTCCTAGGTTAATGGTGTTAGTGCTCAAACCCCGCTTTTTAGCAGACCTTTGAGCTGAACGCATTTTACGTCCTTGTAGTATTTGGGCAACCCTTCCTCTAACAACTCTTTTAGATTTGGGCTTAACATATTTTAACCCGTGAGCGGCTGCATATTCTAGTGTTTCTATAGCATGGCAGTTTCCACGGCGATTTCCCTGGTCCGTGATGAAGCCATTCATTGTTTTCTTCTTAAATCTATTAAACTCCCTACACAAATTAGGGCATCTGGCTACAACGACCAGTAATTTAGGTGTTCCATTTGATTGTATATTGATCCAGCTTCTTAGCTTCATTTCTCTGCCGGGAACATCATCGGAACCACTTAAAAAATTGCTTCCTGTTGTATTGCTCGTAATATTATGTCGTTCAAGTTCTTTTGAGTATTGTATTCTAGGCAATACGCCGGTACCAATTTCTCTAATTCTACCACCATGGGCATCAATAATGAATGATTCAAATTGCCCTCCATGCTGCCGCACCTTCTGGGCTACCATATTACCAAATTTCGCTGCCGTACAGTTGTGTATATAAAGCTCGTCATAACATACAACATTATCGCCCAGGCCACTTGGTGGGATGGCATAGAAAGTAACAGCGCAAACACTATGACCCGGGTCCACGACCATGTACTTGCACCAGTCCGTGCCTGGCTGCCCATTGTTATTCGCCAAGTATTCCTGGACTTTATTTCTTGGCTCTTCAAATCTGACTGCATTATGTACATCCTTAGAAAAATTGGGGTACATAAGGACGCTATCTGTAACAAGCTCTCCTAACGCACGTTTACGAAATTCGTCTTCTCCTTTAGCCTTCCATCGCTTAATGTTTTCTTGTTTTACCTGTTCCGGCATGAAGGGGTTGTCGAATATAGTAGCTCTCATAACTATAGTTGATGGGTTTTCTTGGTTTTGCTCGTCTTCAGCTCTTTCGGCAAGATTAACCAAAGCGTCATTTTTAGAGTGAGGCAACGCAGACCATCTCAGCTTTCCATTACGCATAGATAGACGAGCAATCATTTCGTCGTACCATTCAGAGCGTTCGAGGTCTTCATCTATATGAACTAAATCAGCTTGGAAACCTTGTGAAGGATCTCCCTTGGAGCCCATTGCGTAGATGGTCCACCCGTTATGCAGCTCACATATCTCGAAGACATGCTGAGCACGCTTCTTCCATGCAAACTGCTTTATAAATCTTTCAGGTATAAGAGGAGGAGCAGGCTTCGCTTCTGATTTTCTTTCCCAGTCAGATTCAATCCAAGGCTTCCAGGCACGCCACTTGTTAGAGATGTTATCCTTGATGATTTTGAAAGATCCGGGTCTAAACAAATACTTATGTATAGTCCGGCCAATATGCCCCTCGTCCATGCCGAGGCAAACCATGATACCGTCTTCCTTGGGGTACTTCCCGTAGGGATCCTGGCCCGTGGCAGCTCTAGCATCTTCGACAAATGCACATAAGGACTTCCCAACCTGATTACCCGCCTGTATGAGAACCTCTTTGGCATTTGAGGAATGGAACTTATCCTGGAAAGGTAGAGGTTCATAAAGCCGCAAGGCCTCCGATTCTCTTTTTGCTTTTTCGACATGAAGCTGCCTGAGCTGAGCCCTCTGATATTCAGTAACCCCTTCAAGAAAGTTGTTGGGAGGAACGTAAAATGCGCTATCTTGATTCTCCATCGGATGGCTTTAGCTTATATAGGGTTTGTAGGTCTGGGTCGATAACTGAGCGAACTGACTTTTGAATCTCTTCATCAAGTTCTTCATTGGTAAGCTCCTCAAATGATTTTTGTGCTGCGCCGGATTCAGAAACTTTAATATTTAATCTGAGGATGGATTCAAGTATCCTTTGCCTTTGCTGGCTTCCTGGTGCTGACCTAAAAAAAGTAGCTGCGATCTGCTGAGCTAGGCCGCCCGGACCACCGAAGGCTTCCATTATCCTCTGGAAAGTCTCGCCCATATGAGGAACATCAGACCCTCCCTTGAGTAGCGTATCTAATAAATCAACGCCCTCATCCTCTATTTTGTCTACCGCCTTAGAAACTTTTTCTTTTCGGTTGTTTTCGACTTCTTCCGAACGACACATCTTGCATGTAGTCCGGTACCCGTCAGCAGAGTGATTGTCTCTGTGCCAAAAATCTCTGCTTAACGGGTATTCAACATTACACTTTGTGCATGTTTTATGTGAGTCCATTATCACGCATCCTTGCTTGTCGCAAATCTGGAGTGGGGCCGTCTATGCCTGGCAAATATCCTGGAGCCATTGCACCTGCATCGTCAACAAAGCTCCCGCCAAGTCCCATTTGGGCTGGCCCGGCTCCGCTGCTTGCTGGCCCGAGAGGTTTTATTGTTCCTTGCTGCATCCCGGCTTCCATCGCTTGGGACAGCGCACCTACATCTGGGCCCTGTAAATGACTTAAATCTCCGGCACCCTGCTGTGCAGCTTGCGGGCCGCCTAGCATCATCATAGCCTGCTGTATCAGCTGCATGGCCTGATTTCTTTCTTGTGGAGGTAATCCTTGAATTTGCTGAACCGCCATGTTTAAGTCTTGTTCACTAGCGCTTTGCAAAAGCATCGCTAGCTGCTGTGGATCGTAGGGCATTTGCTGCCCAGCTATCATGATATTTGGCATTGTTATCTTCCGTACTGAAGGTTGCTTCTATTTTGTCTAGTGTCGTATCCCAGAGTGTTGCCGTAAGTGCTACTCTGCTGTTGATCTAAAGGTAAAAATATATCTTGATTGTCTCTAATGCTATCTTCTACGGCACCAATATTATCAATGCCGTCTGTATCTAAATCTATTGTATTATCAATGGGGGGATTTTCCAAACTGCTACCCGCTTCGGTATTGTCATTAGTCTTCCGAAATATGTCTTTATATTCAGGTTGAGTTATTTTTCCGGGTTCATCCCCTGTCTTAAAGGCTGTATGAACATCGTCTATTGAAGCACCTTCAAATACTCCAGGAGTATCCGAGCTGGTATCTACCGGATCAAATGTGGTGTCTTTCAGCCTAGTATTGGCCTCTTGTGTGCCGCCTTCAGGCTGGAACAAATCCCAAGCAGCCTTAAAAAACTCCCTTTGCCTTCTCCATCGGTTTGGATTCCACCTGTCTTTTGAGTTATACCATCTTCCAAAGTTTCCATGGAAATAGTCATAGCCTTTGTCGTAAGCATTAAAACCATATTTTTTTTGGAGCTCGCTTTTAGAGTTTGGCTTTCCGCCAAAAATAGCAGCCCATCCAGCTCTGTATGGATTTGAATCAACGAGCTTACCGAAATCCTTCCAGTTGAAGTCTTTTCCGGCTCTTATATGTGCTAATGATTTAAGCCTGGGAGGTCTCTTAGCCATTTGTTTCTCCAATAAAAAAGTGCCGGGCCCCCGAAGGAACCCGGCACCGCACCCAAGACCCTACACTTCCGTGAGGAGGTGTTCTTGTTGGCTGTACAGCCGGGTATTAGGACATTACAAATTAATGTTAACCAAGACGTTAATTGTAGCGCCTGCTGCAGTGTCAGCATTAGCTTGCATTGCTCGGCCAATAACATTGCGATTTGTTGCAATGGTGTCACCTGATGCAGGAGTAAGCTCAGCGGCAAGTCCTTCGACGTTGCTATCGCCAATCAAATCTCCAACAGCAATATCGCTGCCTGTTTTCATTGCAACCTGTGCTGGCCCTTTGATAATGCACCAAAAGAGATCATTCTTTGGTACAGCATCGGCAAGTTCAGGATCACCAACTACAACAAGCTCTCCAGTGGCCGTAGTCGCCAAAGCGTCTACGGCATTGAAGTATGTTGCTGTAACTGCTGCTGCAGTTGCGTCACCACTGTTTGCAGTTGGGCTTAAATCAATTTTCATTAACTTACTAGCACAAGCCAATTCAGCAGCGGCGTTAACATTACGAAGGCAAATGGCTGTAATCACATGCCCGCTTCGACGGCTTTTACCACCACGAAGTGCAGGAGTGCGATCAACATCGGGAAACTGATAAACAGCCCCAGCCCATTGCTCGTTAATCAAGTTTCCATCATCGTCAGTCCCTTTAAGGGTTTCACCGAGATCGAATGGAGGATCTACATGAATCATAATATTGATTCCTTTCCTAAAAGGGGTTAAGCGATTGCTTGCAACTTGAAGAAGTTCCGTGGAGAACTAAACTTCATGTTAGACAATGTTGAAACAACAGCATTGAACGCTTGGCTATGAATATCATACTCAGGACCTTCAGAGCGAAGGAGAGAGTCATCCATAGATTTCAGTTCAATATTCTGGTAGTTAAGACCATAACCAACACCTTGAGGAATAGCAGTTTCCCAAGAAACTTCAATGCCGTCAAAGTTAACAGTGTTCTTGAATCCAAGAGCACGGAGTTGGTGTTCGCTAGTAATCTGAATACGTTCCTTCTCATCAATCAAGTTGAGGAGATCCATATAAAGATCGCGAGCTAGCATGATGTTACTAATCTGACCGTTCTGGCTAGTATTACGCTGAGCGTGAATAATAGCGAAACGCATAGCTTCATCGCCCTGAGCATTAAACTCGCTAGACTGAGTAGAACCATCTGCAAGCGTTCCACTAAATTCATCAGATGTATAGTTGACAATCAGTGGTGACCAGAAATCGTATTCTGGATCAGCTACGCCATTAGGCCAGCCGGTGGTAGTTTCCTGGGAACCACCAGCTTCACCAAGAACCTTAGAGATTCCAGCGTAAGAACCAGTGGGAACACCAACTTTATCGGCGGTGTTCTTAGTTCGTGCCCCAGACCCATCTGTTTGAAGGGTTTGTGAAACAGTACCAAAAAGACTTTCTATTCCGTGCCAACCTTGTGAGTTGCCAGCAGCATAGCCATCGACATAATATTCTCCACCCAGAGCTTGCTCGATAGAAGTCTCTAGACGTTGAACGAAATTATCAAATACCTTGATAATTCCTTCTTCACCACGGTTACTGCGGAATTCGCGGTAGTACATGGAATCGGTGGTTTGATAACCACGGTATTCCAAGTTAGCCGTTTTCCACAAGTTACGACGTGCGAAGTTACGAGCTGTTTCACCCGTGTTACCTTCTACTGTGTGTAGACGGTATTGAACCGGCCAGTCGAAACCTTCACCGGAGTTGTTGTAGTTTACCCGTCCTGCGGCTTCCAGCAATGCACCTAGCTGATAGTTGCGGAGCATATTCTCCTCAACGTCGCGGATGTGCTTTGCGAGCGTGGTTGCTGCGGTACGAGCAAAAGCTACGGGATTAAAACCTTTATAGGCCATGATCCTAACCTTTCTCTAAAAGGAAACTAAAATAAACCATCCGCCAACGCTTGTTGACGCAACTTATCCCCAGGCGACAGGCTCTGGTTCTGTGATGTCGGGCTTGGATTTTCTGGTGGAGCCATGCTTCCGCCTCGATTGGGAATATGGCTAGCACCGTTTTGCAGATGACGCATATTACGCTGCTGTACTTGCTGCGCACTTTGCATCTGCTGTCGGGTTTGGTGTAGTGCGCCTTGGGCAAGCTCTCCGGCTAAAAGCCTTGAAGCTGTGTCCCAAAGCTGTTGTGGGTCTGTCATCCCAGATTCACGAAGGTTATTGATGTGTCCAATAACTCGCTCACCTTGGGGTGACAGGACTGGCTCACCAGATTGATCCATAACTGCCTGTCCAGTTCTGGGGTCGTTCTGATAAAGCCAATCTGCATTTCGTACATTAATATCGTTTACAGCCTGTTCCTGATTTCGGATATGCTGCTCTTCACGATACTCATCCATCAACCTTCCATATCGGTCGATAAATAATTTATCAAATTCTTTTTCGATGATTTCCGGTAGGACTTCATCTGGACGCTCTCGAAGTGCCTCGTTCCAACCCTTGTGGTATTCAACATAATCTTCTGCTGCGTCTTTAATTTCTTGTGGTGTACCTACCTTCCAGTCCCAACGCATTTGTCCGTCGTGACCTCGGTATCTTGTTCGGTATTTCGCAATTTCCTCTTTGTCTATTTCGGGAGGATTCCACCAAATGCCTTCTTGCTCATATTCCAACTCCTGCTCGTACTGTTCTTGTTCGAGCTGTCGCTGGTATTCCTGCATCTGCATCTGCTGTTGCTGCTGATACTGCTGCATCCCATATTGGGCCATCTGCTGCATCTGCTGCTGTTGCTGTGCTTGTTGCTGGCGTTGAGCTTCCTGTTGCTGGTGGTATTGTTGCCATTGCTGGTTGTACTCCTGTGCCTGTGTGTAAGCATTAAAAAGTGCTTCCCTAGGCGAAGTATCGTCTTCAAAACGAACACCAGCTTGTTCAACTCTATTGCGGAAATCATCTGTTTGATCTGGGGTGCTTTCAGAAAAAACGTCTGTTAAATCTAGCTCAGGTGAAGATTCTTCCACCTGAACATCATCAGATACGGAAGTTTCCTCAACTCCTGTATCTACCACATCAGAGGTTACTTCCTCTGATACTTCCTGTACTTCTTCTTCAGACATAACTTTCCTTTCGGTCTTGGGTTAAAGGATATTATTAATATTAATAAAATTCGGGTTATACCCGCAATACCTTATTGCAAGTATAACCCGATTTAGTGTTAAGTAAAATGATTTTCGCAGCGTTAAATGATTGGACCGGCCCCGCTTTCGTATCTATTTAGGCTGTCTTGAAGCCTGTGTAGCCATTGGGCCCACACATAGCTTTTCCACATTAAAATCCCCATATACACTGCTATTGAGGTGAAACATAGTGTTCCAGTAGCTAAAAACCATGTAGTCAACTTATCCCTCTTCTGCCTTTGCTTTCTCATTCTGCTCCCTCCTTTTTGGAACGATTAGCACTGCGCCACAACTGGTGCAGTAAAAGATGGCTCTCCCACCCCGCATACCGACCAACTTAGTAGGCTTAGAACAAGCAGGGCAAGATCTTACATTTTTCCTTTCAGACACCATGCTGCATTCCTTACGTCGTCAAACCCTATAATTCGCCTCTCCTTTGGAAAGAAAACGAATGTAGGACAAGTAGGTATAGAACTGGCAAATCCATACTGATGAGAGTATGGACTAATTATCTGATAGGATCCAGGCCTGGCTGCATAACGCTTTTTGCCGTGTTTGATAAACATCTCAACGGCGGCCTCGTGATGATGGCCGATTACCCCAACATCAAACAATTCTTCGTTATTTTCGTAGAATCGCTTTACTGCGTGGGTTTGATTAAGACTTGAGTTGAATCGACCTGTCTGGTGTCTTACTACCATTTTATATAATTGGCCGTCTACTGTAATGTCTAATCTAGCTTCCGCCGGAGCGTAACAGACCTTGTGGGCATTAGCAAGTTTCGATAGGTAATCGACACCTCCGATTTGTGCGGTCCAAGCGTCGTGGTTACCTGAAATGATTGCGAGTATTTTGTCTCCGAATAATTGAAGGTAGTGATCGAAGAGTCGCCACTGCTCATCAGGAGTTGAGTTTGCTCCGATAAGGGCGGATCTATGCTTGATGTGGTTGTCCACTCCATCTCCTCCGAAGACAGCATAGAAGTTTGGAGTTTCTCGAATAAGTTCTGCATCTTCTTTCATTCTCTTAAAATCACAGGGAGTTCCCGGTGCAATATGCTGGTCACTGATTACTGCTACAGCGATGGGCCCAGAGTCAAAATTTACTTTGAATCTTCCCCTCTTGGAAGCCTTGTGGATAGCTCGCTTACCTTTTTCTTCGGCGCGAGCCCATTCTGCATCTCCGTCCCAGTCATCCTCCCACTCAGGGACGACCATTCTTAATTCTGCTTCCTTTACCTTTTGCTTCATCTCTTTTAATTCTGCCTTCAACAGGCTATTTTCAAAATCGTATGAAGCCTCCTCGATGTCTTGCTTTTCTTTTGTAGAAAACTTCTCCGCCTTCTTCGATCCAGTGCTAGAAAATCCTAACTCTCTCAGCTTGTGGCCAACCGCAACTTCAGATCTATCGATCTTCAGCGAGATCTCTCTAACGGACATGCCACTGCTATGCCCTCTTTTAATGTAATCATACTCTTCGCTCGTCCATGTTCTACCGGCCATCTTTTCTCCAACCTAACTTATAAAGTGCATTCGCTAAATCTATAGCGCTATCATATACCCATTCTTCATCGAACATCTTGAACGCCAGGGCGTGCAACATTTCATGAATGGTAACTTCAAGCTCTTCGTTGCCTGTGAGCTTTGTATCTATAAGAATCTCAGGCTCTTTCTTTTTTGGATGGTCGCACGAGCCTCGGTTCTTGCGCATGTGAGTATATCTAACGACATACTCAATGCCATTGAACAAACTTTTAATCTTTTTAACCATAAAAATATTATACGGTTACTTGAACCCACAGGAATATACAAGTATCTTAATTGGGCACCACAGACTCCGCCAGCGCAATATTTGGCTAAAGAACTGCTGAGGGTGAGCCCGCGACGATTACCGGACGCGGGAGTGTACCTTAGAATTGACTTCGCTAAAATGAAGTTAGTTGCCAGAGTCGGCCTATTAAAACAGTAATAGGTATATATTCTGAGCCCAAGGTGCGTCTATGAAAAGATACTACGTTCTCACCATTGAAGCTGATCGAGGACCACGCAAAGGAGATGTGATGGTCTGGGAGGGTGACTACTGGAATCAACAAGAAGATCCGACTAAGCTGTTAGTCAGGTACTTGTGGGATTTCGGTGGATATTATTTCGTCACTCCAAGGGATCGCTTGATAGAATTTGTATCTGAGTCGGAACTTGAAGATCCAGAGGATGGATTAGAGTATCGAACTCAATACAAGAAAATATGGAATGCAGCTGGATATGCCTGAAATATCATGTAAGACCTGCCGATTTTGGGCAGAAACTAAAGAAGAATCAAACTGGTCATTGTGCCTACTAACCCAAGCCAGCGCTCACGAAACTCTTACAGAGAGTGTCATATTCGTTGTAGAGCAGTCTCCTGTAGAAGAAGAGGAGCTTTGGGTAGAGCTTCAAGGCCCTAGCAATCTAATAAGTATATTAAACACAAGAGAAGATTATGGCTGTGTCCAATATGAAGATAACAACTTGTAGGAATTGTGGCAGTGAAAATCTAAGAGGGTATTCGTGCTCCTTTGGAAGCGCCCCCCTCAAAAAGCATGTGCAGTGTTTAGAATGCGCTTGGAGTATAGAAGTGAAAAGAAGAGAACCACCAAAACACTATGACCAAAAGATACAGCCTTGGGATGCTATCGAGGCATGGCATCTAGATTTTTGGGCTGGCAATGCACTTAAATACATTTGTCGAGCAGGAAAGAAGGAAGGAAACACCGCAGTTCAAGATTATGAAAAAGCGATTACATATCTTGAGGAATGTGTTAGGAGGGCTAAAGATGAGTAATATCGCTTTCACACAAAGACAGAAAGATACAATTAACAATAATTTATATCAAGCCGGATTGGCACTTCAGAAAACCATGAAGGAGGTTGCTCGTGTGTATGCAGATTTTGAAGAGCCTGAATGTATGTATGTAGCTGAAGGCGTAATGCTATGTGACAGCATGATGAAAGTCTTGAAGGAACTGGTTGAGTATAATGGTCGATCCGCGGAAACATTTAGCTAATATCCGTTTTGCAAAAGCAGCGCTAAACTCGGCAGCAGATCTATTACAGATAGATGAGACCAAAGAGAATAAACAGCTAAGCGCCGTATGCCTTTCGATAGGTCAAAAAGCACGGGCGCTATCAGCTATGTTAGAACAAGAAGAAGATCTAGCTACCAATCTAGATTAATATTTCCAGCCAGCTTCAATATTTCTTTTGTACTTCTGGCCATCTTCTGTTTGCATCCAGTCTCCGTAGCTTCCCTTATATCCTCGCCGTCGGGCAAGAGTATAAGGATTAACGAATCCTCTAAAGCCGCCTCCACCACGAGAACTGCCTCCACCGCGAGAGCCGCCTATTGGAGCAGGCCTTTTGCTGCCTAATCCTTTTCTGAAACGATCGAACCTTCGTCCGTACCCTCTTTGCATATAAGGAGTTTTTCTTCCCTGTTGTCGTGATCTACTGCCGCCTACATTAAGTCGCCCCCTGAAAGGCCTTCCGAAACCACCTAGGCCGGGGCGACTGCCGTCCACATTCGCGCCAGGCATTCCAGGGTTATTTCTCGTTCCATATTGACCGCGATTCGGACCACCGCCTTTATTCCCTGTTTGGTAGGGACCACCTCTTTGGCTGCGCCACCAGCCGCTTGTGCCAGGCATACCTTGCCGAAACCACCATCTACCACCTCGACCGGGACGACTGCCGTCCACCTTACCATACCTACGCCTAAAATCATTTTGGCTCATGCGGCTGTTTCTTCCTCGACCGGGACGACTGCCGTCCACCTTACCATATCTACGCCTAAAATCATTTTGGCTCATTCTACCGCGACCGCCTTGACCACCGGCTAAACCTGTGCTAGGACGGCCTCCCCATCTACGCCCACCTGTTGAACTTCCTCTGCGACCACGACCACTAGCGCCTCTTGAACCAGAAAACGAATCACCCATAGAGTTGTTTCCACCAGGCAAACCAGAACCATGACTCCAGTTCCCCCTTCCACCTTGTGCCCCGCCTCCAAAGCCTCCAGGCATTCCACCGGGCATTCCGGTTCCACCTCCGCCGGGCATTCCGCCGCCGAAGCCACCACCGCTTCCACCAGGCATTCCGCCGCCTGACCCTTGTCCTCCGCCTCCCGCTGGAGCTGGTTTGCCACTTCCTTCAGGCTTTAGGTATTTAGACCATATAGCTTTTTGTTTTCGAAACTGAGGATCGTTATTCATAGTATACCAAGCAGATTCAGCTGCCTTAGCTTTAACGGCATCCATTCCTCCAGCGTTTTCTACATCACGAAGAAAACGGTTCCAATCATTTTCAGTGCGAATCTCACTCTCCCTCCAGCCTACCTGCCTGAAGAGATTCATTTTATACAGGCCTGCATGAATTTTTCGTGCATCTTTTATTGCGTTGTAAGCATTTCTGGCGTATTGACGAGATCCAATCTTCTTATATCGTTCTCTATCGCGTCGCCTTTGCTGCGGATTGTTCCCTCGATATTTGCTTGCAGACCTAAGATACCTATGCTTGCCTTTGGTGTTAAAGTATTCATCTCTAAATCGGTTTTCAAGTCCTTTGGTACCGCTTTGGCCAAGACCCATAAACTTCATCTGCCATTCGGGGGGCATCACTACAGTCATATTATTTTTTCCTCTTTTATTACCGGCCGTAGTTGCTTGGGCCGATTCGTTTTCTAAAATTAAATTGTCTTCGCTTAGGCCTTAAGTTGTGGCCAAAGAAATCCCTGCGATTACGACTATAGTCTACATCCCCACGGTTTTGGCCATAAAAATCTCGACGATACCGGCTATTGTCTCGTGGTGCCCTTCGTGCGTACCGATTAAGTGCTCTCTCAAATGTTCGGCGACTTATAGGCATAGTCTTGCTGGAGCGACGACGTTTCTTTTTCTTGCGATCTTTTCTTTTTCTTTTCCTTCTGGATGGAGCTGGATCGTCCCAAACTCTACCGCCTCTATCCCAGCCGCCGTCTATAACCCAATCTCCACCTATTGGCCTACGTCTTCCATAGCGACCAGGGCGACTTCTACCATCTCCTTTCAGATGATCCCATTCACCTGGAATCCCTCTAGACTTATCGCCTGCCCAGATACCGGAAGTTGCTTGAGAGCCTCTCCCCCTGCCCCTTGAAGCTAGCCATTCATCGGCGGTCATCCCAGCTTCTCTGGCACGCTGCATATCAGGGCCAGTTAGCTTACCACGAACTGGCTCTTGTCTTTGGTACCTAGCACCTGGAGCACGCCTAAATCCAAAGTTTCCGCTTCCGCTGCTGCGTCTTCCATTTAGCCTATCGACAATTCTTTGCCCGTAGGTTTCACCGTACGTCGGCCGTCTATATGCGCCGCGATCTCTTGCGGCATTTATAATGTCTTGATAATACCTATCTGTAGGAATTCTGCCACGACGAGGAAATGCTGCTTTTTGCGCACGGGCAATTTCCATATGCCTCTGTCGTTGTGCTGGTGTCATCTTAGGCATTATTATGTCTGGCCTTCCAGCAATAATACCCATCATAGGTCTTCTAGACATATTTTATCTTCCAGTTTATTCAGTTATGTAATTCTGAGTGGGTGTGTTGCGATGTAGCCCGAACGCTTTGTGAAATGCGCTTTTGCCTTGTTTTTCATTGTACTCTTTAGAGCCGTAGGGGTGGAAGAGATCTGTTGTGTCTTCTCTGCCCAGCCCAGCAACAATGTCTTCGTCTTTCATTCCAAAACGATTTTCTTCGTTGCCATCTCCCGGATCAACAATATCACCCCCGCCATCTCCGCCAGTATCGCTACCGCCTCCAGTATCACCACCGGCATTTTGGTGAGCTGCACTAATATCATGAAGTCGATCTACTGGTGATATAATCCCGTCTTCATCAGTATCACGATCCCATATGAAATCAGGGTCGTCTTTATTTAAGTCAATAACCTGTTCTAGTTCGCTGTGGGTAGATTGATTACCGCTAACGTTGCTGCTGGTGTTCAAGTTTCCTTCAGAGTCAAACAAACCTTCGTCTTCATCTACAGTACCCGTAGATGTGGAGCTTGTGTTTAGATTCCCAGAGGAGTCAAAGATACCTCCGTCTCCAGGAGTGTAGTTCCTGATAATATCTTCAGTAACCGAAGCGTCAGTATGCAATCTTCGGTTTTGGCCTGGAAGGTCTGCGCCAACATCTAGGACATTTAGGTGTTCTGGAAGTCCCTGGCCAGTAACCCAACCGTCCCCTGTTTTGTGTCCGTACCCATAGTATCCACTATAATACTTTTGCTCGTAGTTTTCTAAGGGCTCTCCCGTCAATGGATGGTGTGTATACCAAGCTCTATTAGGGTCATTGGCCCAGTCTTCGTGTGGCGCCCAGTCTTGACCATCAGATATTCCATCCCAATCAAAAGCAACCTGACGTATGTAATCAACAGGATCGCTTTGGGTTTCACCTAACTGGAAGTCAGCAAGACTTTCAAATGAAGGTAGGTAGCCATACCCTTCCGCATAAGATGGATTTTCCTCTATTTGCTGATTCCACCAGTCGTTAGCAAAGTCGTATTCTTCACGGGTGAGAGTTGATGGGTCCACAAATCCTTCAACTACAGCCTTGTGCCAGTCACTGGTTGAATCCCCTTTACCTAGAAGCCAGCGAAGACCTTGCTCTGGGTTAGCATAAGGCATATGTCGATTCGAGCCAGCGCCCACGTTTCTGGCGAACACGAAAGGGACGCCCGTAGTTGAGTCTACGGCAAACGCTCCAAGGTCTTGCGCCTGTATTCCCTCTGGATTTCCGGGATCTTGCCAGAAAGCCCCGTACGCTGTTTCAGGAGGCCCTACGGCATCTGACCAAACGGAAGTATGCTGAGGCTCTTCATCCACTTCTGGATCTTCTGGTACTACAGTCTCTTCATCCACTTCTGGATTTGCTAATATGATATAGTCTCGAGGACTTATCCAGCCATCTCCATCAATATCATTAGCATCGCCTTCCTGTGCTTCTACCGCGCCATTTGCAGCAACCATATTCCAGATAAGTTTTGCGTGCTCCTGCCTTTCTTCGGGCGATGAATAATTTATCAAATCCTTTTTCGGTGATTCCTGGACTACATCCTCTTCGACTGTTGTTGCGTCAGTAACTTCATCTTCTCTATCAGCAAGGTCAGATACTAATTCAGGTTCCGTCGTGTCTACTTCTTCTGGATCAAGCCACTCAGTGGGCTGGTTGGACCATGATCTCCCTTGGAAATCGAAAATCCCGCCCGGGCCCCTCATCTCCTCAGTTCCAGGAAGGTCTGGATGGTGCTGAAACTCTCCATCAACAAACACTGGCCTCCCCCAAGGATCCCTTATTCCAGCCAAGGCCTGAAGAGCTAGCCCGCCTCGCAAGCCCATAGCTATCATATCCTTAATGCTTTTACCTGAACTAACGTAATCTGGTTCATGGACCTTCCAAGAGTCCCCAAATGGAGCCTGAGAATCAGAATAATATACTGCATCGTCAGAGATAAGCCTATTGATGGGCCTATTGGCTCCACCTTCCAGGATCGCATTCCACTTGTCAAAATTCTCATGAAGCCCGGACTCATAAAACGCATCAGATCGGTCTCTAATATTGGAAAAATCCAACCGCTCTCTAGCTTCTGATAAATCTTCCTCTGCTCTTTGTAGCGCCTGCCACTGATAGCTAAACCTTGGATCATTCTTGAGTTTGTCCAGCATCGCGTGATACTCTGGATGACCGTACGACTCATTAGCAGAATCTTCGTTACCAAGTCCTGCTCTTCCAGTAGTCCGATACCTGTTTATCATATCGGAAATGAATTCATCCGCTGGGCCTATAGAAAATGGGTTCTCAGGGTTGTATCCAAGGTTATGATGCTTATATTCTCGGCTCGGATCAATATGCCTAACTCTTTCATTTTCAGGATCGAAATCCTCATAAATAGGCAACTCATCTCGAACATCCTGATATTCAGCCCAAAATCTTTTCTGATTTAAGCCAGGCGTTAAAAGAAACTCGGTAGCACCGGGGCCGCTCATGTTGGCAAATATGTCTTCTCCAGCACGCCAACGCTCTATCATCTCAGGAGTTATATCAAAGTCTTCCCCGTGAGGGCGGTCCATGCGGCGATCTGGATTAAGATACTGCCTTATCCAAGAATCGTGTAATCCAGGATCTGCATCTGTATAGTTATAACGCCCACCATCTGCATAAGGACTTTGAACAAGCCTGTAAGGGCGCTCATTGAATGTAGAAATATTATGGTCAAGCATGTCGTTATAGTACCACTTAGACCAATCTGCAAACTCTTGCGAGCCAGAGACAGCATTCCACCAATCATCTGCATATGACTTGTGGATACCTCTAAGCCTTTCAGCTTCATCTTCATAATACTTTTGCCCTGCTTCTAGCTGTTCGGGTGTAAGCCAGCTAATATCCCTGTATCGCTCTGACCAGTGGCGATTGGGATCGTTTAACTTATCAAAATACTCATCCCAGCCCTGCCCTATGTAGGGCACAGACTGGGCTAAGGATAATTGATCCCCGATAAGCGATTCATAATTGCCAGTCTTGCTTGCTTGCTGTCGCAAATCCGATAAAGACATTATTTTATTGTCCTTGGTCCAGGTGGTGGCGAAAGAGGGAATCCTTCAAACTTACCATACTTAGGAGTACGTCGATCTAATTCTGACATCTCTCTAATGTCATTCTCTCTCTGCCTTAGCTTTTCTTGTTCTTCTCGCTGCAATCTACTCGCTTCACGCTCAGGCATTTCTCCCTGCCGACGCATGTATTCCTCGTCATAAGTCGCCTTATCCGTTCTCCACCGATCGCGGAGGACGATATCTTTCTGAATCTCAGGGATGGATCCTCCCCTTATAATCGGAGCCTTGGCTGAATGGGGCGGTGGAGTGGCGTTTATATCGTAATCTCGCCCAAACGGATTGTTATCTTGTTTAACAATATCAAACTTAGGATCGAATTTAGGGGTGTAGTCTGGATGCCCCCACACATTTGGCTCCTGTGGAGCTGGCGCCTGATATGGCATTTCTTTTCTCCTTACATACTCTCGTACAATCCCCTGATTATAACTGGGTGGCCTCTAAAAGAAAAATACTGGTTTTCCAGATACGCCAATTAATTCTTAACATGACAAAATGTCACATTAAACATCCAACCCCTTCTAAAAAAATTATTGTTTTGAAAAGATTTTACTTTCCGAACAGGCCAACAACAAACGCGAGCGACCATTTGCCCATAGAGTTCTGGTGGAAAAGCCGCCTTTTGGCTGGGAAAGTGCAAAAAATCTCCGCGTGGGACATTATATAGGGGGGATACCACTTGGGGCATCGGGCCCCCTTCGCTTCATCGCCTCGCATTTCCCACTTGCTCCAGCAAAGACAACCGATTGACTGACCGAGCAGCGTGTAGCAAGGTACGCCACTGCACGTTCAACTACCACGCCTCACGCACCTGTCTTTGCGTCACTGTGCTGTGGGGTGGCAACATGAAATGCCCGTTGTCCCAAGCCCTTGGAGTCCGACATATCCTTGTCTCCTCTTCTCTAGCCACGTTTAGGCAGTCCATTCCTTATCTCCTGTCGGAGATAATCCATTCCCTGCCCTTTGTTTTGAGAGTGTTGACTAGTTTGTTTGCTAGTCTAATTAAATTTTCTTTCTATCTTAGGAGACATTGATATGTCTAATGTAACTATCTCAGCTAAAGCTACTACTGAACTTCAAGCATGGACTCAAGCTGACGAGA